AATGGAAAGACCTAAATTGGCGCAAGCTAGAACGGGTAACTTTCAAGTTGCAAAAGCGGATATTTCAAGCGAGTGAGCGTGGCGATGTTAAAGCAGTTCGTAAACTTCAAAAGACCTTGATTAGGTCATGGTCTGCAAAGTGCATAGCGGTTCGTAGGGTAACACAAGATAACCAAGGAAAAAGTACAGCAGGTGTGGATGGCGTTAAATCGTTGTCCCCAAAGCAACGTACCAACCTTGTAGGAAAGTTAAGAATAACTGGCAAGGCAAAACCCACTAGAAGGGTTAACATCCCCAAACCAGGAACAACCGAAACTAGACCATTAGGGATACCCACAATAAACGACCGCGCATTGCAAGCGCTTGTAAAAATAGCGTTAGAACCGGAATGGGAGGCAAAATTCGAGCCTAACAGTTACGGTTTTAGACCCGGACGTTCATGTCACGATGCAATAGGAGCAATATTCGATAGTATCAAATTCAAAGCCAAATATGTGCTAGACGCTGATATTGCCAAATGCTTTGACCGCATAAACCACAACACACTCCTAGACAAGATTAAAACATACCCATCCCTGAGAAAACAGATTAAAAGCTGGTTAAAATCAGGGGTGATGGAAAGAGGTAATATCTCTCAGACTAATGAGGGAACGCCACAAGGCGGGGTCATATCTCCCCTACTGGCTAATATCGCTTTACATGGTATGGAGGACAGGATTAAGCAATACGCGGAAACGCTAAAAGGGGCGAAAACAATAAACCGCCAAGCTCTAAGCTTGATTCGATACGCCGATGACTTTGTAATAATCCACGAAGACATTAACGTAATCCTCAAAAGCCAAGAGATAATCACAGAGTGGCTAAGTGGCATAGGACTGGAATTGAAGCCAAGTAAAACAAAATTAACTCATACCCTCAACGAATATAACGGAAATGTTGGGTTTGAGTTCTTAGGATTCCATGTACAACAGCATAAAGTAGGAAACTATCATGCTTCATCAAATGGACACTTCAAACTTGGTTTCAATACAATAATCACCCCTTCAAAGCCAAAAATAAAAGCTCACCTAGCCAAGATAGCTGAAGTAATAGACACCCATAAAACCGCCCCACAAACTGCTTTAATTAGCAAGCTGAATCCAATCATTAGGGGATGGTCAAACTATTACTCAGCAGTAGTAAGCAAGGAAACATATTCAAAATGTGATTACTTGACTTATGATAAACTAAGAGCTTGGGCAAGAACGAGGGGAAAAGGTAGCATCAATAAGGACAAATACTGGAGAAGAGTAGGCGACCGAAATTGGTGTTTCAGCACAGAAAACGGACTAGAACTAAGAACTCATGCAGAGACACCGATAAAAAGGCACGTCAAAGTCAAGGGTAACATTAGTCCGTACAATGGTGACTGGGTTTATTGGGGAAAAAGACGAGGGGAATATCCCGAAACACCGACAAGAGTATCAAAACTCTTGAAAGAACAAAAGGGTATTTGCTCTCACTGTGGTCTGTACTTTACGAGTACAGACATTGTAGAAGTTGACCTCATAACACCTAAATCATTAGGTGGGAAGGACGAATATAAAAACCTTCAACTTCTGCATAGACACTGCCATGACACAAAAACGGCATCAGATGGTTCCATCCAAAAGAACTATGACGACAACCCGTTTTGAATCGTACCCATAACAAGGGTGGTTTTATCAAGGAGCCGTGTGAGGTGAAAGTCTCATGCACGGTTCTGAAGGAGAGGTTAGGGGGGTAACTCCCTAATCGACTCTAACAACAATATTGCAGAGACACATCCCTGAGAGAAATCTTAGGGTTTCTTGTATGAAGACAAAAAACAAACCACCCGGTAATCACTGTGCCGTTTGCAATAATAAAATTGTTATAAAACCAAACGAGTCGGTGTGCCGTTTTAAGTGGCTAAATTATAAAGGACAACTTTCAACAATTCACGCTTGCAATAATTGTATATCACCCGACAACAACGAAAACAATCAAGCCTCAATCGTCTAAGTGCTAATTAAATTCTATACCGCTGCAACTCAACAAATAACTTATAATTGTTTGCCTTGTTTTGTTGACTCTAAGGATAGTTATTTATGATTACTGCCTTGTGGTTACATCAGTAGGGTCAGTTTTATTTAGTGTAGGAGTTGATGCGTCAGGATTGGGAAGAGGTCTTGACGAAGCTCGTCGGAGCGTGGGAAACCCAAGCATAAACATTCCCCTAATTATTGTTCCGCCTAGAATCCCAGAAATCCCGCCCATAGTTGTCCCGCCCATAATTGTTCCACCTATAGAGATTCCGCCAATAGACACAGCCGCTGCAATTGCTGGATTTCAGGCGTTGGCGGATGCAGCAAAATTTACCTTTGGGACTATAAAAGGGTTTGCAGAAGAAGGAATTAATACTTACAAAGGCTTTGAAGGCTCTCTTAACTCATTCCGTGCGGCAGCAGGTGCGAGTGCCGAAGAAGTAGCAGCACTTGAAAGAGAAGCGGTGTCTATTGGAATCGCGACAACTAAAACAAGTAACGAGTCGGCAGAGGCTGCTGTTGAATTGGCAAAGCTGGGTTTCAGCGCTAAAGATACCGCTAAAAACTTACGCGGCTTAGTCGCAATGGCAGAAGCCTCTGGCGCTAGTGTTAAAGTATCTGCTTCAGTTGTTGGTGCTGCTACCACTATTTACGGCAGAAGTGCCAACGAAATTGCAAACGTAGTTTCAGCCACGGCGGCGGCTGGTGCGATTGATGCGCCTGACTTTCTGCAAATATTGTCTCAAGCTGGTGCAGTTGCAAAAGCAAACAATCAAGACTTAGAAACCTTAGCAACAACTTTTAGTTTAGTTAGAGATGCCGGATTTAGTGCCTCAACTGCCGCCACAGCGGTAAAAACAGTTATTAACAGACTTTCAGCACCTTCTACAAAAGAAGCGTCTGAAGCCATGAAAAAACTAGGGGTAGATATCCGAGATTCTACAACCGGAGAAATGCGAAATCTGGTTGAGTTAGTTCCAGAGTTTCGTTCTGCCCTTAATAAAATGCGACCAGACGAAAAGGCTAGTTTGGTAAGAATAATCTTTGGAGATGAAGGCGGGCCGGCTTTTCTTGGTTTACTAGGTCAAACTCAAGACAAAATAGACAAAACTTATACAAAAATCAAAAACGCTCAAAAAGGAGATTCTGGCGCAGGCTCAGCTATTGAACAACAAAAACAGTTACAACAAGGTTTGGGGAATGCTACGGAACAGTTAAGTGGAAGTATAGACGCTCTAAAATTACAATTAGGAAAATCTCTTGCTCCCTCACTAGCCGCAGCAGCAACAGCCGCCAATTCGCTTTTAGGTGTTTTTTTAAGTGCCCCCGCACCAGTTCAAACATTAATTGGTGGAACAATCGCCCTTGTTACGGCTACATCTGGGTTGATTGTTGGCTATACCATTCTTGAGAAATTGCAGATTATTAAAACTGCACAAGAAATCGCTGGAGCTGCTGCAACTACTGCCGGAATTGTCGTTACAAAAGCTGCCGCTGCTGCTAAAACGGTTTACGCTTTAGCTACTACCCAAGTTACAGTTGCGATGGTCACAAATAATGCGGCAATGGCAGTTACCCAAATTCGGTTAGTAGCAATGACGGCGAACTACCTTCGCGCAACCATTGTAACTAACTTATTTGGGACATCCTCTTACTTTGCTGCTGTTGGTCTTGGTGGTATAGCAACTAGCGCCGCATTGGCATTAGCACCTCTTGCGGCGTTGGGTGCAGCCATTGGATTGATTGCTATTGTCCAAAAAACTCAGGAAATGAAGGAGCTTAACGTTGCGCTTGATGACCTACGAGCCAAAACTGACATTGTGGGCAAGGCTGGAGTGGGTAGCGCTCAAGACTTAGGCAATGCTCAACGCACCCGTGCCAAAGCCACAACAGAAGGGCGAGGGTTGACAACGGTTGAGAAAGAAGCCGAGAAAAAAGCTTTAAAACGCGCAGATAATACTTTGCCCCTGCTAGATAAACAATTAGCAGAAGCCAACGCCGTCCCCGAAGCCAAGGCAGGATTATTTGGCATAGGCGGAAACGAAGCCGAAGCTCAAAACAATGCGCGAAATGCTGCAATTGGTCAAATTAAAATGCAGATTGACCAAGTTAATCGGCAGAAAAAGTCAATTCAAGAATCAATTGAACTTGACAAGAAAAAAGCTGTACAGCAGGAAAAAGCAAAACCTACAGTTGACTCAGTTACAGAGGCAATTAAGAAACAATCAACAGCGCTTGAGGGAAAAGTCCTAAAGCAAAAATCTGCGATTGAAAGTGATTTGACTGCTGGTAAAATCAATGAAAAAGAAGCCGCTAAAAGGCGGGCGGCAATCGAGTTACAGGCGGCAACAGACAAAGCAAACTTTGCCAATAAGTCTGTTAAAAGTTTAGGCGACGCAAAGAAAGAGAAACCTGAAGATTTGGAGAAGCTGAAAGAAACTCAGAAAAAAGCCCAAGAGGAACTACTAAAAGCTCAACAAGAGGCTAACAAAACTCGTGCAGCGGCAGAGGAAGACCGGAAAAAGAAACAGTTAGACTCGTTTGAGGATAAGTTTAAAGGTAAACAGCAATCCATCCAAAAAGACACGAGCGGTGCGACCTTAGAAGCTAAGCAGGCAGAGTTAGGCGGTACAAGTGCTGAAGCTACCTCTAAGAAAATTGAGGCAATTCAACAATCTCAGACTCGAAAAGAGATTGGACTACTAACTCAAAAACTAGCGGCTACCAAACAGTTGCAAGCCTCTGGCGTAATCACTGCCAAAGAGTCTGCTGACAGACAGGCTCAAATTGAGGAAGAGTTAACCAACAAAACTCTCGCATTAGTTGAAAAGCAAATCGTCGCCAAACGTAAAGCTGCCGTTGATGCGATTGAAGCGCGACTGTCCGAGCAAAGGTTACCTTTGGAACGGCAGGCGGCAGATGTAGGAGTTAAATCTCAAGACTTAGATTTGTCTGCTAAACAAGCTTCGGCGGCTGGAGGAGTTGACGATGCTCAATCCAAGTTAGACCAACAGCGTCTCGGTTTTCAGTTGCAGATTGCAGAACTCGCTGGAAACACCGCAAAACAGGAGGAGTTGAAAGAGGCAATTTATCAGAAACAGGTTAGTCATCTTGTAGCCTCTCAGGCACAGCAACGGGCTAGCGTAGGACTCGCACGTAAACAGCAGGAAATCGAGCTACAACGTCAAGAGATTTCAGCCAAGATTGCAATCATTGAGGCTCAGGCAGCTTTAGCTAAAGCTGTGGCGACAGGAGCCTCAACAGAGGAAGTTGCTGGATTAAAGCAAGCGCTAGGATTGCGAGGTCAGGCAGCCGCTCAAATTGGCAAAGTCAGAGCAAGCCAAGCTCAAGTCAATGCACTTGAAGATAAAAAGCTGTCTATTGAGCAGCGGACGACCAAGGAAAACTTAGAGCAAGGTCGAGCGATTGAGAAACAAAAAGAAGCTAGGCAGAAAGCTCTAGAGCAGATTGAACAAGCTGCCAAAGTTCAAGAGCGTACCAGTAAACTGGCAACCACAAATGAAACCCTTGGCGTTCGCAAGGCTGAACTTTCTGGCAGTATTTCAGCACAAGAAGCCGCCAAGCAAATTGAAGCAATTGGCGTTAAAACTGCTGAACGCGAACGCGGAATTTTAGAAAGTAAGTTGACAACCACGCGCCAAATGCGAGCGCAGGGCTTAATCTCTGTTAAGGAAGCCGCAGACCGCGAAGCACAGATTCAGCAAGATTTAACACAAGCAAATCTCAACCTAATCGAGAAAGAACTCGCAGCCAAGAAAAAGGCGGCAACCGACGCAATTGAAGCACGGCTGTCTGAGCAGAAGCTACCTCTTGAGAAGCAAGCAGCCGATTTGGGGGTCAAGGGTCAAGACTTAGAATTAGTTGCGAAAAAACAAGGTGCAATAACTGGGGTACTAGAGGCTCAATCCAAACTAGACCAGCAACGATTAGGTTTTCAGTTGCAATTGGCAGACCTCGCTAGTAATACTGTTCAGCAAGAGCAACTGAAAGAAGCGATTTATCAACAGCAGTTAAAGTCCCTTGCTCAGTCACAAGAACAGCAAAAAGCAAATGTTGGACTAGCTCGTCAGCAGCAAGCCATCGAGTTACAGCGCCAGGAGATTACCGCAAAAATTGGTATTCTGGAAGCCGAAGCATCGTTAGCCAAAGCTAAAGCAACTGGTGCATCTAGTGGAGAGATTGCAGCCCTCAGTCAGGCTCTAGGACTACGGAATCAGGCACTCGGACAAATCAGTAAAGTCCGTTCTGCACAATCTGAAATCAATAGTCTTGAAGACAAGAAACTGGCAATCGAGCAAAAGGCGACTCGTGAAAACCTAGAACAAACTCGCGCCATTGAGAAACAGAAAGAAGCCAAACAAAAAATAGTTGAAAAAATTGAAGAAGCTCTCAAAGTTCAAGAGCGTATCAGTAAGTTAACGACTACAACTGATACCTTGGCAATCCGTAAAGCCGAACTTGCTGGGGGATTATCAGCAGAAGATGCCGCTAAACAGATTGAAGCCGTTCAACTCAAGACAGCAGGGCGCGAGATTATCATCCTGCAAAATAAGTTAGTTGCAACCCGTCAACTACGCGCTCAGGGCGTTATTTCTGCCAAAGAAGCCGCAAACAGAGAAGGGCAAATCCAGCAAGAATTAGCAGGTGCAAACCTTGGGCTGATTGAGAAGCAGTTAGAAGCCAAGCGCAAAGCAGCCACCCTAGCAATTGAAATTCAATTAGCCGCGCAAAAACAAAGTCTTGAGAACGAGCTAAACACTCTTGACAGTCAGAAGTTTGGACTAGACCAACAGTCGCGCAAACAGGCAGCAGCGGGTGGTCTTACTTCTGCGGTATCCGACCTTGACAAGCAACGGTTGGAATTCCAACTTGCTCTTGCAGATGCGTCCGGCGATGCCACCAGAGCTGAAGGAATTAAAAAGCAGATTTATGACCAGCAAGTAGCATCACTCGCAGTTCAGCAACAAGCTCAACAGCAGTCACTAGCTATTAGCCAGAAACAGCAAGCAATCGAACTACAGCGCCAAAAAATTCAAGCTCAGATTGCCTTGTTTGAGTCTCAGGCGGCGGTTGAGAAAGCTAAGGCAACGGGTGCAGCGCCTCGCGAAATTGCAGCGTTAAAACAGGTTCAAGGTTTTCGAGAACAAGCACTCGCTCAAGTTGGAGAATCTGAAAAAGCTCAAAGTGAAATCAACCAACTTGAGCAGCAGCGGCTAAACATCGAACAACAAGGGGGGCGGGAACGCCTAACACAGCAACAACAACTTGAGGAAGTTCGCAAAGCAGCGCAAGCCAAAAAAGACTCTGCTGGCAGTCTTAGTTCGACAAGCTCTGTACAGTCGTCAAATGTTTTTGATGCGTTTGGCAACGCAAAACCCGCTCTTGATCAAGTTAAAGTTGCCAAAGAGGTAGAGGACAAGAAACAGCAGCAAACCTTAACTGTCACCGCTCAAACTGCGATTATTCAAGCTTTGGGAGCCGTACAAGCTGAAGGGTTAAAAGGTTTAGGGTTTGAAGCCCCCAAGGTTGCACCTGTTGCTGAAATGACTCCCGACTGGCTCAAAGGCATCAGTGCTGAAATTGGCAAACCTTTAGAAATCGCTAAGTCACTGCCAATTTTTGACGTTCCTGTTGACACCGTTTCAGCGGTTCCCGATGTTGAAACAGCGAACAAATCCCTTGTAGCCGCTCAGAAGGCGATGGAGGATTATACTAAGAAATGGAATGCCGAAGCTAGAGCCGAAAACGAATTAGCGGCTCGTGATTTCGCAAAAAGAAAAGGTATTAATTTCAATACCGAGGAAGGTAAGGTCAATGCTGCAATTGGAACAGCCGAGGAAGCCACCTTGGGAGGTTTGCGCGAAGCGAAAGCAGCAATGGAGCAGTTTGGGAAACCCGTTAATGGAGCTTTGAAAACATTTGAAGGTGGCCAGACTCCTATAACTGAACTTCAACGGTTGCAACAACAATTAGACGAGGCAAGAGGGAATCAAGTCAAGGCTGAAGGAGAGGCAAACAAACCTAAAGGATTAGAGGCAACTGTTACTAGGATTTATGAGATATTAGCAAAAAGATTAGGTGATGTAGCTCCATCTAATCAGCCCCCAATTGCTCCAAAGATTGATACCGAGGTCAAGCAAATTACAATGTCCCTAGAAGAAACAGCAGGCAATATTTACAACTTACTCGAAACTATCTCGGACAAGTTAACTGGAATGGGTAAAGGCGGTGTCGGAAACCTTACTGTCGTTTCCCAGAATCCAGCAGCCGAATGTGCTGAAATCTTAAGCGCACTGGGTAGGAGAAGATAATGCCATATCCAACAATAGAAGATTATCCATACCTAAGACTTGAAATCGACACTCTTATGGTAACTCTAAGGAACTTGCCAAGCTACTCTAGAAAGTTATTGCACGGGGCTAAGATAGATTACGCCTTTAGTGGTAACGCATTCATAAAGCGAACGCCGCATGAAGCAAAACACCTGTGGAATGTGACTGTATTGGCTTCTTGGGAAGAGAGGAATCAGTTTTGGTCGGTAGTTAGACGCGCAGACAGTAAAATATTTGTTCCACCTTTTGACGGATATAAAATTATATTGAGTGATGTATTTCTCAGTTTGACAGAGCCTGTTACTACCCGTCTACTAGCAGACCCATTCATCAATAGTCAGAGCGGATATGTCGAATATTTTGCTAAGTTCTTAGTCGGGATTGACCTGTCTACTATTGAAGAGAAGGCGATAGGAGAGTTGATGGAATTGAGTTTTGTAATGAGCGAATTAGAAAAACTAGCCGTGTGAACTGCTAAGAATCTTAGCAGCCGTTCAACGTGTGTAGACTACTATTACCCCCCCCGGTATGGGCAACGCAGGAATTGAACCTGCCGAACCGTACTAGCTATCCCGTTAATTCAAACAGTGACAGTTAGTACAGCCCTTCGCCTGAAAGCCCTTGGAGTCGGGGGGGGGTGGAGTCGAACCACCATAGTTCAGCTTATGAGACTGACGAGCGACCGCTGCTCAACCCCGGCTGGCCCCGTATTAACGTCACGGGAAGACGGATTGATAGGGTTTACTATCCCTCTGCAATTTTTGATTAATCGCCATGCAGGGCGACGGCATACGGTTAAGCGCTGGTATGCCAGCAGGTGTCGTTTATACTCGCACATTAGAAGCTTTAACGCCCGAAGACTTTCGCTTGGCTTGATATTGAGTGACTGTTAGGGTAATTGTAGCAAACTTTTTTATCACCCGTCAATATTGCTATTGCATTTTCTACAAGTTGGTGGGTGTTTGCGAACCAACCATTTTATTGCTCCCGCTGGTAATGAGCAAACTGTGAATTGTCGCCAAATTTAGAGGTTGTAAAGCTGGCGGTTGTCCATCCTAGTTAGTTAATTCGATTACCATTTGACGGGTAATCTGCTTGAGTTGTCGGCGGCCGGTGCGAGAGGCATCTCGCTTTACCTACCGCATTGTACGCGGTTTTGTGGTCGATATTTTAGCGTCCCAGATGCTATAATTCCGACCGTTCAATAACTTGTGATAGTTTCCTTTCATGGTTTTTTTTAGTTTTGATTGCTACGTTGCTAAGAACCTGTAGAGCGATTAGAATTATTAAGTTCCGATGTTAATCTCAAACCCTCCTACTTTCAAATGAAATTTCGTTCAACTTCCTCGTTGTAGTCAGCGTTTGCGTCCGAGATACTCATGATATTACTCCAGCGGGGCCGGTAGGTTGCTTGGGGACGCTGTGTTGCTAGGCTTCCCCACTTTACTAGCTCAAGGCTTGAGACTCGTGCCCGATTCCATTCGCTTTTGCTGGTCGAGCCAGCCGGGAAATAGGCTGGATCTTGAGCTGCCCACAACTTCGATTGGGCGTTAGCTTTTTCCTCTGAAAGGAAGAAGCTAACAGCGGCTCCGTCAGACACGGCCCAAAAGTTATCAAGGTTTTGAGCGGCGGTAGCAGTGTTAGTAGTGGTAGTAGTGGTAGTCATTACTTTTCAACTCCGTGATTTTACTAGCCTCGTCAGTGGCAAAGTAGTAAGCTTTATCAGACACCTGAGAAGGTGTTTCGGCTTTTTGACTTAACCTCGCAAATTCCAAGGATTAATTACTACTGCTGTAATCTCCCGTTTTTCAACTTCTTTTTTGTTTGTTAAATAATTGCGAACTCGCCATTGTCCACCAAATCGATATCTTGTTTTCTCGTTGTAACAGCAGGTAGGACTATGGCAACTCTTTGAATAATTAGACTCGGGGCATGAAGCGTAATCTTTAGCCTCTGACACCATACTTTCAAGGCATGGTGTCAGTTCAAATTCTGCTGCCTTATAGAAGCTAGAAACAGAATCATACTTAATCACTGACAAATCTTTGCAGATTTTCAATAATGCGGTTTGTCTTGAAGTTATTTCTGTTTTCCCATCATCTCCTATTAGTTGCCAGTCCACTTGTACGAATGCTCTTCTTGGGACAGTACAATCAACTTGTTTAGCTATTTTTGAAAAAATCAAATCTAGCTGAATCGGGGTAAACATTTCGTTACCCACCCATTCTAAATACTTTTCTATGTTGGGATAATTTACATTGTAATTTCCATTGTAATTTCCATTGTAATTTCCATCGACAAATCCAATAGAGACACACCCAAAAGTCATTCGCAAGAATCCACGTTCTGTGTTTTTAGTGGCGATTTTAGATGGAACCGAAAGAATAGGTTGAGTCATTGTTTTGCTCCTTTGTTAGTTGTTTTTTGCTTGGAGTGGTTTTTTCTATCTGTTATCACTATAGGCTACTCACTAGGACTTGTCAAGCGTTTTGGGAAAGTATTTTTCAAACGGTATCGAAAGTGTTGCTATGTATGGTGCTTGGCGGTTGGGTTCGCAAGGTATTGGCAGCGTCGGTGTAGGGATGTTGACGTACTGAGCCAGTCTCGTGCTATAATCAAACAAGAAGCCACCCGTAACAAGCGAGTGGCTTCAATTAAAAAATGTTGGATACAGCGGAACAAAACCTTGACAAGGTGGCGATTGTTCTTTGTTAATTGTACACACCTCTGGCGAACGTTGTCAAGTGCTATCAAATTAATTCTTAACAAGAGTCTCCTTCTGTATTCACCACAACCCTACACAAGGTGAATCGATATGGACACATCAAGACTAGGATACTTTGATGAAGATTTAGCTACCATCATCGGCGTAATTGAAGCCACCATGTTTAACAGGCTTCAGTGGTGTGTTGAGAGTCCTTCATTGGCTGGAACAGTCATAGATGGGCAAAAGTGGATTCGCAACCCTATCAAGTGCACAGACCCTAAAAAGAAAGAGCGAGTGCAAGAACACGGCAAGCTTATTGACTGGCGTGGCAATTTTCCATTCTTGAGTTTTTATCAAATCAAGTCTGGATTTGCCAAACTTGAAGAACTCGGTTTAGTCATCAGTCAGAAGCTTCGAGCCGGAAAATGGGATGCCTGCAAGTATTACACCATTGACACAGAAAAGCTAGCTGAACTGCTGGAACCCGCATCACTACCCATTTGTCAAAATCCATCAAATCGATATGTCGAATCTCAGCAAATCGATTTGACGACTGACTGCAAATCATATCAAGATACATCTTCAAAAAAAGTTATTCAACTAAGGCAGCAGGAGTCCCGCACTCTAATGGTACTCCGTTGAGTGACGGGAGGAATGCGCGTGAGGCGTACCCGCCGAACAAATTATCTATAAACGCAGACAGAATTTTTCAATACGTGATATAATCTTGTCATGAAACAAGTTCTGACAGTATCTTGCAAGCTCCAAGTGACACCTGAGCAGTCTATCAAAATTGATGCAACCTTTCAGGCGTTCGCGAGTGCTTGTGAATATGTGAATCAAACTGTGTCGCCAACCCTGACAAACGAATTGGCGATGCAATCTTTGATATATCACGATGTCAGAGATATGTTTGGACTTTCGGCACAGTTGGCAATCCATGCTATTAGACGGGTTTCTGGCAACAGAAAAACAGCCAAAAAAGATGGGAAACCGGTCAATAAATTTGCTCCTACTAGCGTCACTTACGATACCCGTATCTTTTCTTTCAGGGAGAAAGATTGGACAGTAAGTTTGACTACTACTGGTGGCAGGGAGCGGTTTGTACTGGCTATTGGGAACTACCAACTTGGATTGCTGAAAGGTCAGAAACCCAAGACTGCTACTTTGTGTAAGCGCAAAAATGATAGTTACTATCTTAATATTCAACTTGAGTCTCAGCCAGCCGAGCCTCCACCAAGTAATCAAATTTTGGGTTGTGATTTGGGTAGGACTGATATTGCAGTTACTTCTGATGGAGATACATTTAGCGGTAAACAAATTACCCAAGTTAGAAATCATTATGCTAAGTTGAGAGAGAATCTCCAACGAAAAGCCACGAAAGGCACACGCAGCTCTCGGCGTAGATGTCGAGGATTGTTGAAACGGTTGTCGGGCAAAGAAAAACGCTTTCAGACCTTAGTAAATCACACTATCAGTCACCGTATTGTAACGAAGGCTCACAACAAAAATCAAGTTATCGCTTTAGAAGATTTGACTGGGATTAGGGAGCGTACAAATCAGCAGCCACGCTCGAAGAAAGAGCGCAGACTTAGTAATAGCTGGGCATTTTTTCAGTTGCGTCAATTTCTGATTTACAAAGCTATAAAGCATAGCGTCAAGATTTTGTTTGTCGAGCCTAGGTACACCAGTCAAATGTGCCACAAATGCCATCACATTCATCCTGTAAAGGGTGAGTCTTATAGGAATGGCAAAAAGTTCGCTTGTGGTCATTGCGGATGGAAAGGTGATGCAGACTTAAATGGTAGTAAGAACATTGCTACTATTGGGGCTTCCGTAAATAAGCCTGAAGGTTCGAGATTATTTTGCCATTTGCAAGATCATTTCAGGGCTATTGAAAGCCCACACTGTACCTGTACTCAGGTCAGTGCTGGGTAATTTACGCCAAACTTCCAAGAGAACGAACCAAGCGAGAGCAGCTATTGGCGGCAAATATGGCTGATGCGGCGGCTTTTGCGAAAGAAATGCCATTTACGAAGCCTGAACCAGTAATTGAGGTAGTAGTTGAAAAGCCAGTTGAAGAAGATGAGCCGATATTGTGGTGACACTTGATATAAATGACTGTTAATGCAGCCGCTAGACCTAACAAATTACTCGTTGCCGGATTGGAGTTTCCCGGTTTCGCTCGATTCGTGTGCGACGAGAATGAGTTGGACACCAGCGGCCTCATTTACGCTACGGGGACGGTTGAAATCCACGACCATCACCTAAACCCGCAAAATCTCAACGACAGGTTGAATCGTTGGTGGTGCTGGGGGAAAAAGTTAGAAATTCAAATATTGAGTGGCAACGGAACCTACAAGCTACACCCGCGCGGCACTCAATACTTGATTCGGTCATTCTACAACTTTGCCGATTGTAAGCTGACAATTCAAACTGGCTGCCTGCTGTCGCTGCTGAAAAATCGGTCAATTGACGACTTCAGGGAAGACAATAAAATTCCTAAAGAAACGCCTTCTACGCAGCAGGAACAGCAAGACGGCTACACAGAGTCAACCTCCGTAATCGTAATCTCATACTCCTCACCAGGCGTATCGTTTACGTCATCCAGCAGTTCGGGTTCCCCGCCTCCGCCCATTGTCGTACCAAAAGGCGATTTAACATTACCTGAGATATTTCGAGAGTTTCAGAAATCAAAGTTTTACGATATTCAGGCAGTTGTTACCTTCTTACTGGGTAGGGCTGGAGCAACTAAGATTTACGGTAGTGTTACTGGACAGATTAGGGGGCCTATCAACTTTAGCGGTTCACTAATTCAGCAAGCCGGAGATTTGTGCTTTAAGGCTTCTCCCCCTAGCTACCTTTGGGCGGACAAAGACGGCATCCGAATTACTAAGATTAATATTACAAACAATCCGACCGCGCTGGTAGTTGTAATTGGCAAGGATGAAATTGAATACGCACCTTTGGACAGCGGACTAGACGCAATTAAAGAGTTAGTTATATCGGGAAGTATTGACAAGAAAAATACAGAGAAACCCGACGGCAGTACCGAGACAGTCAACCCTGACGGCAGTAAAGAAAAAACTTCAATCACTCAAGATTTTGGGCCTGAGACAATCATCAATATTAACGGCAGTCCCACAACGGAAGTGCTGCTATCAACGACAACAACGGTAGAAAAAATAGAGCCTGGTCAAAAAACTGTTACAACAACAAAAGTAGAGCGGCGCGGGCTAGCAGTTCCTGGCGCTAAAACTAATCGCAGCGCATTTGTAGAAAGTTACAGAAGTATCAAAACTCAATATTTCAGCCAGATTCCCAGTAATAATGGCAGACTAGATTATGAAGAAGAAGTCATCAACGAGCCTGTCTGCAAAGTTTTTGCTGGCTTCTTTGGAGCTTATGCCGACGTAAACTTTACAATGCCTTCAAGTGTTACGGGCGTTGGTGGACAGACTTTCCCTGCTGATAACTGGCTGTTAAATACTACTCAAATCCTAAGCAGCAAAACTCGGACAAATTATACCTACAATTCTAATGGAGTGCAAACCGCTACAACCTCAGTAACTGAAGAATATATTTCTAAAATCCTGACTAATTATTGGCCGTTTATCGGAACACTTGCACCTAGCGGACAAACTACTGAACAGTGGATGCGTTGGGGCTCAAATGAGATGCACCGTGTTACAGCTAAAACAACTTATCAAGCTAGATTTTCCGCTGAGATTGAAGCGATGGACGAAAAATTGTGGAAGGATAAAGTTTCAGTGAATATTACTGAAGTTACAGCTATTCCTACTTACACTCGTGTGGGAGATGTTGAGAGTTCTAGTACAGTAAGTTATAGCACTCGGAATATCAACACGTTTCAAGTCAAACATCAAACACGGATGTCGCTAATGACTGAGAAAGATGGCGACAAAATTGAGCTCAGTCGCTCTGGACTTGCCAATGCTCCGGCAACTGAATACTTACCCGCATATTCAGCCGCTGGAACAGATGGCGAAGGCTTGGATGATTGGGAAGACGAAGAGAAAAAGATTAAAAAACATTGGAACTTCGACCTAGAATGTTCGGGTCAAACACCGCCCAAAGAGTTTGCAAGTATTGGCAAGGTTCCGACTGAAGCAATTCTCAAGCAAATCGCAGCAATTCTGTATTTTTACAGGCAAGGAAAGAGTAAAGCTTATGAGTTGACAATTGCCCTTAACGATTGGTGGCTGTCCAACTTGTACCGCCCGGTGCTGACAGTGCAGGTGGTTGAGCCGGATGAGAACGCAATGACTTACCTGCTTACAGGTTTAAACTTTTCTTGCGAACCTGACGCTAACTTGATTCTGGGTGACTTGTGGTGGATTGGTGGAACGGCAAACTCTTTGATTGGCAGCGCGCAAGGAAATTGGCTTGTAAGTAATGCTAATATTGTTGATAAAGCCGTTGTGTTCGTAGTTGGCGACAGAGTTGAATTTGGTTTGACTGGTGGAATTATTCCCGGTATTGAGCCTAGTCGCTATTGGGTGTCAGCAGTACAAGTCGTTGAAGGTAAGCAACAGATTCAGCTTTCGGTGACTGAGGGTGGCGCGGCTGTACCCGTAACTGGTGCTATCATTGGGCAACCGAGAATCACAACAGTTGTAGCAAAGCAACCTGTGCTAGCATTTGCTCAACTCAAAGAATGGTTGCAAATTACATCTACCGATTGGTTGAACACGAGTTTAAATGACTGGTTAATTACAGAGGTTGGCAATTAATGGAATCGAAAACTTCTTATAATTTTATTGAACCTAAAGGTTACGTTTTGCCTCAAGTAATAGACTCTCAACCTATCCAAGAATTCGGATGTTTAACTATTTGCGCCATTCGATATTGCTTTGGGCGGATGACATATATGCCGTCGTTAATTGTTGAATTAACTAAAGCAAATTGGAGCCTACTAACCCCACAGGATAGGGCTATCATTCTCAAAGATGTTGCTCAAGCAATTCAAGATGGTAGGCTGGGGATGGATTGTGACAAACAAATGTGGCTAAACTTCTATGACTGGATGATGGAGAAACACAATGAAACCATATAAACTAAGCTTGCGAGCGGCAATGAGACGCTACTCCCAATCTCAATCAGCCTCCAATATTCAAAACTCGCTAACTCCCGTTACGGCTGAAGCAAACAGAACGCCTCCAGCAGCGGAAATTGGCAAGTTTCAACAATTTGACGCTGAAGCAGGGCGCTATGTCTTCACCAGCAACACTCAATCAGTCACCGTCCCGTCTAGCCAGATGCTTAGTAACGGACGCTTGGGCAAAGGACAGAAAGTCTTGTTAGCTCAAGGTACAGCCGACTTTATACCCGCTTAATTATGCCAGATATTAACGACATTGACGGCCGCCCCGCAATTGAAACCGATGAACCAATGTCGATTCAAGAGGCGAACCTGTGGGCTTTAGAACAAAGAGACAAAGCAGATGCTCGAAAAGCTGCGATTGAGCGGTTACGGTGTGATGCGGCTAAACGTCGTGAGCGCAAACCAGCAAATCCATTGGAAACACTGAAGCCTGACCCTAGCTACAGAGTTCGTGAGTTCAACGCTGAAGCTGATGCTTTTAATGTTGATGGTAGCGACGGCAAGAAATTGCTTGGCAAAAGTTTGAGTAACGGCAACGTTCGCAATGGTCAGAAGGTGCGTTCGTTTTTCACTCCTAACGGTCAAGTTGTGATTGACGTTAAGCCAAAAGGAAGGGATATAGTTATTCCGAAACCAGAGCCAAAACCGCCCGTTGAAAAAGTTTTAGAAAATATTAAAATATTGTTTTACGTTGATTCAGAGATTTCTCCCTTTGTTGGATACGATGAATTAACCGTTGAGCGTCTATGGAAAGAACTCTGGATAGGTGGCACATGGCCTGTTAAAAAAATTTACATAGTCCCAGATGGCTATAGAATGGCTGATGCTTTCATTGTCAACACAGGAGAAAAAGAAGAAGATTATGTTGTAATGGGAAGACTTTTCCCTGTCAAGCAAATTCACAGGTGGCATAGCCAACTCAATATATCAGATTACGCGAACACACTAGGAACTCCCGCCGCTATTCTATTCACAATAGAAAAAGGAATTACCAGTCAACAAGAGTTTTGGGCTGATTCTTGTCCTCCTTATTTTTGGCGATACTGTGGAGGCGGGTTTTTCTATTCCGCTGGTAGTGAAATAGGAGTAAATACTATAGATGCTTTTTCTGGAAACGTAAGAAGCTATTGGCCCAGAAGCTATAATTGGTACAATGGTTGGCAAAATAACAATTTTAGTTATGCAAATACTTATATTTCAAAAGGAATAGCATCTAGTTTTACAAGCTTTGCTTTCCATAAAGTTGGGATGTATAGTGGTCAGTCTTATTATGGTAATCCAAATACCAATTATGTGGTAAAACCTAGCAATACTCATATTCCTTTAGTACCAGATTACGATAAATATTCTTCATTGGTTTGGCACGCTGTTGATGGTATTTTTCAACCTCCAGAAATGTTGTTCGGGGTTGATGTTTCTTCATGTTGGTATTTTAAAACTAAAAGTATTAACTCTCAAAACGTTAACACTTTCTATTCTTTCCAGACCCCTGGTAATATCGAGTTTTCTTCTATGCCTGGAAATATGGGAGTTTCTGGAGAGTTTTGTGTAACTCCAAGTAAAAATTTTAGTATAAATTATGAAGCTCCAATTTCTCCTTACAACGCATCTACTGGACTGTATACAAGCACTACTGGCTTTTTGTATGAACCTTTGCTAGTAAATGACACTGGAGAGAAAACATTAGCTATCAAGCAAATATCTTTAGCTGTATCACATTCTCAACAAATTACTTCGGCCAATTCTTTAGTATATTTGTCTGACGCAGGAGAAAGTGCTACTTTTAAAAAGATATCAGGCATTCCTGAACTTAACAACTTTAGCGGATTAGGACTTAAGTTTTTTTCTTTTTTTCTTAACGGTAATTATACTTTACAACCGCCTATTTCCCCAATTCTATCTTTTACTTATTATAATTATCTTGACCTGTTGTGGAGTAATACGGTTGTTTGTGATACAGAGATTTACTGGTATCCAGGCATAGATGGCACTTTTTCCTTATCAGCCAATCAATCAGAAACTAACAAAGAAATATTGTATTTAAAAGAGTTTTTGTTACAATTTGCTCAATTTACTGGGCTAGCAGTTATGCCGTCTGATGACATTCGCAAAACCTCGTCATTTTTTGGATATTATTTTTATCTTGACACTATTTGTCAGTATCTAAAACCTTTGTCTTCCTATATTGATGACAGTATTTATATTCCTTACTGCTTCCTAGATAGTAATAAAAATTTTTACGGAACGCAGTCTTTAATTTATGCAGAGCCAGAAAAAACAAGAGTTCTTCCTCAGTCCACTAAAGCTATAGTCAAAATAGTAGAATTAAAATTAAATGAATCAACAGAAGAAATAAAGGTTGCACCCAATGTAAAAGAATTACCTATATATATGGTAACACCCGAAAACACAGAAAGGCCGACAATAGCGCTAGCCTCCGCTAATTATTGGAGCAAAAGCAAAACAAAGGGAATACCGATGCCCGTGTTCACGCCAACACCATCAGAAGTTACAGCGCCACCCACACCAACGCCCACTCCAACTCCAACTCCTACTCCAACTCCAACTCCTACACCTGGTGGTGGTTACTAATTTACTAAATTGGAACTATAGTAAAAGTTGGATTAAACTTAACATTAATTCTGTGAGTTTCTTTCATCCCTCTCCTGTTCAGAGCTTCCTGAATTGCTGATTGAATTAAAACAAAAAAATCAATTGTTAACTTGTCGCCCGTAACTGAATTTTCATGTTTTCTGTATTGGTACAAAAACTCATTTATTTTCCCTATTCCTGTGATTTCCGACAGTTGCAAGCAAATGTCATAGTCCTCAATTCTGTCAAATCCCGTGCGAAAACCGCCAACTTTTAGGTACGCAGATTTTCGCATCATTCGGAAATGAAACGCCATGAAAACCGATAAAATTCGCTCTTTAGAATACGGAATAGAGCATCGCCAGCCCGGTCTCATTCTCCGCCCGTTCTCGTCAATATCTACATAATTTGTGTAAACCATCCCCCAGTCGGGATTATTGTCAAGCGCTGCGACTGTTAACTCGATTGCCTGCTGTTCCAGTAAATCATCGCTGTCGAGTTGCCCGATATACTCCCCTCGCGCCGCGTTAAACCCCGCAATCAGCGCATTTGCAGCGCCTCTGTTCGCGTCATCTGCTGGTCTACCGGGGTTAGTTAATACCCGAATTCTGGGGTCATGCTCCGCGAAGTTCTGGGCAATCTCTAAGCTCCCGTCTGTTGAGCCGTCATCGGAAATAATTAATTCCCAGTTTTTTTCTGTTTGCCAGATGACGCTTTCGATGGCGGTTTCAAGGTAACGCGCGCGGTTGTAGCAGGGAATTACGACTGAGACTTTGGGAGGATTATTCATAGTTCGGTATTCCCTTAATTTCTTGAATTGCACCCATTAGAAGTGATTGAGTTACGGTTTTAGTAATAGCGGTCTTAGGCATGATATTATTGTTTTAATTCTATTAAAATTGTATCATGCAACGATTCTTTTTAGTCGGATGTCCTCGCAGTGGCACGACAATTTTTCAAAGCTTATTAGCCGCGCATCCAGAAATCAATACATTTCCAGAAACTAAGATTTTTCAATACACCTTATGGGATGGATTTCGGCACAAACTGCCTGAGCGGTTGCAGCGTTTCTTTTATTTTGAAATAATGCGTCCAGAGTTGCTAGAACCTTTTAGAGAATGTCAGACAACTGAAGAGAAGATAACATGGTTTATCGGCGTTTTGGATGGATTGACAATTGAGAACGAGAAAAATATCTGGGTAGAAAAGACACCCGAACATATATTTTTTATTCCTGAAATTCAAACATTCGTTCCTAACGCAAAATTCATTCATATCACTAGAAACGGGTTAGATACAATTGCATCTTTGTGGGAAGCTACCCATATGACCGAAAATCAACTATGGGGCGGACAGTGGACGTTAAATCATTGTATACAGAGATGGAAAGATTCTATCAAAATCACCGAAAAGTACGCTGAGAACAAGAATCATTTGATGGTTGAATACGAACGACTAATCTCCCACAAAGTCGAGGTATTGACTGAGTGCTGTAATTTTATCGGCATTGACTACAGCCCTGTCATGCTCACTGATTACAAGTTCCAAGCTTTAAACCTAGGGGGAGGAGTGCCGTGGCATCAGGGTATTGACAGAGATATTGAAGCACCCGCAATTCCTAAATACAAGAAAGTATTTCAGCAGCAAGAGATTGAATATATCCTTGACAAAATTTACGAGTAGTTTTGGTGACATTAACTTTGAACTATTCATAATTAATATTCATGCCCACTGACACAGGTAGGGCTTTTACTACTGCTAATTTTCTCACAGGCTTACCCGCTCTAAAGGCTATAAACTTTGGTAGCGCTGACCCCGCAGGTGTGTGGTTTGTAGTTCCAAATGTTTCAACAAACAATATCGAAGTTTGGGTCTGGCAACCAGCGTCAGTAGTCGCACCTGACGAAATCTCTGTCGTGCGACCGGATTCGGTAATTCCGGGGAGTCCGGGACGCTGCATTCAAAGCCTTAAATTAGACGTATCTCAGATTGTAGGTATTCTGGGTTCTATTGCGAATTTAAGCACCAACGGCCTGATTAAAAAAGATGGGAACATTGCGAGCACGGCTACTCTCAGTGCCTTTGGAGAAACCTTAATTGATGACGCTGACAGTGCAGCAGGGAGGGTTACGCTCGGATTAGGCAGTGTAAATAATACAGCAGATGCAAGCAAGTCTGTTGCAAGCGCGGCAACTCTAACACCTGGAAGAAATATCAACGGTGTTCTTTTTAACGGGTCAAGTAACATTACTCTGACTGCCGCAAATTTAGGGCTTGGCAGTGTAGACAATACTTCCGACGCTGGTAAACCTATTTCGAGCGCTACTCAAACCGCACTTAATTTAAAAGCTAATTTAGCTAGTCCTACTTTTACTGGGAATTTAGTTATACCTAGCGCTGCCGGAACTTCTGTAGGTACTGTTTGGAGGAACGTTAACAATCTAGAGTACAAAGATAGTTTAAACGTTACGCAGATACTTTTAAATAGTGCTGGAAATTTAGTTAACTTATCTAATAAGCAGACAGCCTTAAACACTTTATCGGGAACTCAAGTAGGCAATAGAGTCCTGAGAAGCGACGGGACTAATGTAACATTGTCTCAAGTCAGCCTAACAACTGATGTTATTAATATTTTACCTGTAACTTTAGGAGGAACTGGGCAATCGGTTTATACCGTTGGAGACGTACTGTTTGCTAGTACGACTACCGCTCTTTCCAAATTAGCTAATGTAGCCACTGGAAATACTTTAATCTCTGGCGGGGTTGGAGTTGCGCCTAGTTATGGGAAAGTTGGGCTAACTACTCATATAAGTGGAGTTTTACCCATTTCCAATGGGGGGACAAATAGCGCTACTCAGAATTTTGTAGACTTAACTAGCGATCAGAATATTAGCGGAATTAAAACTTTTACTGCAAGTAGGATACGCCTTCAATCCACTTTCCCTGGGGTTTGGTTAGATGAGACTGATGCTACTACTCCTAAAGGTGCTTATATTGTATTAGATGGGGGGAATCTACAAATTCAGCGAAGAGCTACTGCTTTTGGGGGTTTTGAAGCATCTCTTTTTGAGGTGAGCATAATCACTGGAAATACTGCCTTAACTGGGATTGTAACTCTAAGCAATACCACAGCATCAACATCATCAACAACGGGGGCGCTGGCAGTCTCTGGGGGGGTAGGAATTGCAGGAAGCATAGTTTGCTCTGGACTCCCAACATCTAGCGCCGGATTGCCTTCAGGAGCGTTTTGGAGAAATGGAACAGTAGTAAATATAGTATAAACTCATGCAACTAGAAACCGAATTGACCCCAACTAAAACTCAAATTGACAGAATAAGTCGTCTTGAATATGACGGTGGAATTGTCAAGGTTTACTTTTCTAAATCCCTAAAAATAGGAGATGAAGAAATGCCCGCAATATTCGACATTAGCAATCCTGTTACTTTAGATTTAGTGGAAATCCAAGACGCGTTAGATGCTATTTTTACAGTAGCGTTTAATGCCCGAACAACACAATTATCAACACCCGCAGACGGAACAATAGTTATCCCTCCCGACTATAGGGGGTTTTACAATGAATTAATCACAACTCAAATCTTCGCCATTGCGCGACAGCAAGCGGGTGAGAATACGCAGGCTAACGCGGCGTATACAGACTTTGCGCTAGCACTATCTAGTGCGGTTTCTGGGAGCGTGAACTTGATAGCGCTGCAAGTTTGCCTAGATGAAATACTGACTGCTTTAGCCGATGTTCTACAGCAAGAGGATTTGAGTGCGATGAACGACTTGATAGAAAAATATCGCATACCTATTTTGATAACAGGATTAGTGCAGCCTTGATTCTTTTAAGTAAGATAATACCTTGAATTACTTCGGACTATTTTCTTGTCTTTTTCAAGGTCTAGCAAGTATTTCCTCGTATAGTGTACGGAAATCTTGGTTGATTCAACCAATTGCTCTATTGTCTGACCGCTTTGGGTCTGCAATGCGTTTACAATTGTATCTAACATTTTTTGCCTTGGCATAGGAGGCTTACCAACTGACAGGGTTTGCTTTTTCTTGAAGGTTTCATCTTCAACAATCGAGAACGAACCATCAGCTTGAATAACTTTCAATTTTGGCATTTCAATCTCCAAGTTGTCGAGCGTAAGTAATCAACGTTGGGCTATTTGGCAATATAGATTTGACAGCGGTTTGTTCGCGGATAACTTGCAACCAACGTTTGTCAATTTGAAGTTGATAACTAAGTTTTGGTATAAGCCAATCCCATTCACTAGACCTAATGTCTATTCGGGCGTTTTCTATTTTTGAATAGGTGATGTGGTCTATTTGATGTGTACGGTCTGAAAGCTCAACAGCTAACTCCTTTTGAGATAAACGTATTTTTCGCCGACCACCAAACAGCACTCTATCGAAAGTTATCAGTGATTGTATTTCATTATTGTCGTTGTTAATCATTTGTCGTTCTCTATTCTAATAAATTGGCTGCCGTAAAGCGGAACGTCTGATAAGCGTAATAGCACTTCTCCTGTTCCATGAACTTTAGGGTCTTTCGTGCTGTCATTAAAAGCCCAATGAAGAATAGGATTTTGGATATATTTATTTGAGTCATCTTGAAAAATCTTAGACTTCACAAGAACGTCTGAAATAACTTTTTCACCTACAGACGAAAGATTTGAAGCATCTCTATTCAGAAACTTTTTACTACTACCAAATATCGTCCACTCCCATTCGGTATGTACTTTTAAAAACGGCTCAATCCCAATGAGATTGTCAGAGACAATTTTCCTGTAAGGTTTTAAAAGTTTTTCTCGCGCCGCCCAGTGTGTCCGCATAAACGGATTTAACGAGATTGGCGGAAGAGGTAGTACGATTTCAATAATGCGGGGACTCAGTTGCTTCATTTTATGTTAAAAATAGCGTGAGAGGCTAACTGGAACACTGGAATAGGCACAAGCAAACCAGAACTTTTGTAATCTTTATTTTTGCAATCTCTGCGCTGACAAGTTTTCTTCCATTCTTGTGCAAATATCTTAAGCCTGCCAAAATCAACGACAAAAGCTGTTTCACGCAAAACTAAATAATAAATCAACCAGTCAGCCTTGCTAGTGTACAACCAACCTCGGACATCTGGTCGCCCTTGTCTAATTACAGAATGAGTCTCAATGAATACGTTTCCTGTATCGTGAAAATCGGTCTTATATTCTATCAAACATGGAAACGTTACTTCGCCACGTTTCGGAATATAAAACCTATCAATGCCTTCTTTTTGAAGCTCAAAAGGAACTTCCTTAATATCGTACCAGCGGGAGAAGAAAAAGTCTAACCTTTCTTCTCCGTCTAGTCCTAGCTGCTTTTGTTGTTGAAAATTATACATTACACCCAGTGCTTGCCTACGCGGGTTGTGCCTGGTACAACAACATCAACTAGCTCGGGACGGTATAAGCGATGCTGTCTTAATATTGCTTCGCTCTCACTGGATTTTCTTCTATCAGAACCGGGACTCGGAGGTTTTTCCGTGTCGCTTGATTCGTGTACAATTAAAGTAGAAGCTACCGGAAGTTCGACGTTGCATGATAGAAACATGATTGTCATTCCTCTGTTGATTTTAAATCAGTCTAACACAGCTAGAACAGGGAAAGCTGGTTAGGGTTGAAGTTGGCTTTTCTTCTTTCGTTGTACTCGTTTACTTTGCGGGGCTTTCTGTACGCCTGTCGCCACATCTGATAGTGTCTTACGGCAATACGAGTAGATAAAAACTCCGAGACTAAACGAATTTCTTGACACCAAACCCTGTAAGGATGATTGACCCGCATTCCAAACGGATATTTGTTGGCGGATATCCATTGTTTACAGGTGTCAATATTGACGGATTCACCTAAGCACAACTGCTGCGCTTCGTATTCTAAGAGTCCGCTGGCAATAGCATTGACCGAATACTTTTGCCAGTCTGTTAACGACTTATTATGTGCTTTCATTGCTTGCCCCTGCTCCGTGGTCTGCTGCGTTCTACCATGCGACTTTCAGTCCGTCCTAAGCTTGCCGAGCGATAGTCTTCACTGAGTACCAATTTTTGATACCGTTCCGCTAAATCTTGGGCGTTTTTTAGTGGATAGTCGCGATAGAATCTGTCAATTTGCTCTTGTACGGCGGCGGGTAGCGGTTGGTTTTTCATGTGTTTCACAAGTGAGCAACTAGGTAGAAAAACTACCTAGTTGTAAGATTAGAACTAGAACTCAGACGCACTTGCAGGAAGTGCGTTAGCTGTTGCGGATGTTAAGCGTTGCTGCAACTGCAAGCTGTCTTGCGCGTTTCCACCTACTAATGCTGCCAACTCTTCACCCCTGAGGTTGTCTACGCACTGCATCATTCGCGTTCCCTGTAAATCGACTAATCGACTAGCGTTTACCGGGTCTGATAGAAGCGCCGCCGCTTGCTCAATAATCGCGTATTGAGTGTCGGAACGTTCGCTCCAAGTCCATTTTAGGGTGTAGTAATTGACTGGTCTGGCTACTCCACTGTCATCTGGTTTTTGCCCAGATTGCTTGACAAACTCAGGGGTGAAAACACCCAAGGCTGGTTCGGTTCCTTTTGACTGAACCTCTGCGATAAGATTGTTGAAAGCGTCTAAGTTACGGTTCTTGAGGTAAGTTACCATTACCACACCTTGAGGGAGTTCGCCACTTTCTGCTATGAACCAAAGCTGACCCCATAATGTATTGCTAGTTTGACCAAGCGAACCAAAGAAGCGAGAGAACTTGAGAATTGTCATCGAACATTTTGAGCCGTAGTCCCTGTCTCCAATTGTCCATTGCCCTGACTGACAGTTGTTGCGAACATTCATTGCCGAACTAGGCAGTAGTACAGCATCTTTAGGTTTTGCGCCGAATACCGAAAAGTCTGAAAATTTCGATTTGTTGTTAGGAGCAGTCATCTGTTTTTAGGTTTAGTTTTTGGGTTCGTTTGTGACTATAGCTAGTTAATCACACGCACTTAATGGCAGGTGTCGCCAATCGAATTAAGGCTTGATATTTCTTACCAGTAATTCGTATACGTTGCTTTGCCGTCTCTGACGATTCTAAGTTGAATTGGGTTTCTAACATCCGTCAGTGGCCAGTTACACGGAGTTCCGTCATAATCTTTAGCTTGACTTGCATGAATCCTACTAAACTCAAACATTGCAGATTCTTTAGTAAATCGGATTACAGATTGTCTCTCAAGTCTTTTGGCTATTTCTGAAATCTTAGGATGCAGCATTTCTAATACCTTGATATGGTTTAAATGTAGAATACTAGCCCTTTTAGCTCCCGCTAGAACTGAGCGCCAATCAAATCAATAAATTAGTTGTAGTTCTAGTTGACCTTTGCTAGGTTTAGATGCTTCTAGAGCGTCAACAAACAGCTTAGCTAGTGGAACTACGACATCTTCCGTTTCCCATCTTGCGCTGCCTGAATCAATTAACCTACACTTGATTGATTCAGCAGTCTCCCAAGCTTGCTCGTAACCGCTAACCATTACTCTTTGCTCACTCCAGTCATACAGAATCTGATAATCTTTGTACCATTGCAGGAACTCCAAGTCATTGTTTTCAAGGAAGTCAGCAACGTACTTTTTTGTCGTGAATCCGCCATTTTCTTCAATTTCGTCAGAAAAATAAGTTGCTAGACAGAATCGAGGGTCTATCGGTTGAAAAATCGGGACTGAAGGAAACCATTCGGGGGGAGTCATTATTTAATGTGGCGATAAGGGGCAAAGATGCCCCGGTTAACTCTACTTAATGCTCTCGGCTTCTAATTTCGCTTGAGTGAATCCCACGTCAAAAAGATTGTGGCAAGCTTTTCTTGAGTCTTCCTTGAGGTACTTAGTAAAAGTTTCATAGATAGCAGGTTTGCTTGGTTCGTTACGGATGTAGCCCAAGTAGCCATCTACTAACGCCATAATGTACAGAGGTCTAAACTCTTTTGCGACCCCTTTAGGTAAGAGTTCTCTAGCCTCTGCAATCCAGTGGGACTCGTCTTTTTCTGCTCTCGAACTAGGAAGCTTTATGTTGTAGAAGGTAGCCAAAACGATAGCCTGTTCTTCCCTGATTGACTGTCCCCGAATGGCGAAACTCCGGTTTCGACCCGCTTCAATAGCATTCAACAAGCCTTGGAGTCTTTTCTCCAATAACTTGACACTTGAAGCGTAATTTTCCTCGGTAATGACTTCTTCACAACTAACGACTGTAGCCGAAATGTCATAAGTGTTCTCAACTTGTTTTTTAGCTGCTGAATTGTCTGTTTGATTGGATGCGTTTTGAGTTGGTGTAATCGGCTCTCTGTCTTCACCGTCTTCATCGTCTTCTTCTTCTTCTTCTTCTTCTTCATTCCACTCCATAATCTCACTAGCAACAGCGCTAGTGATGACCCGACCTTGCTCCGCTTGGACGATTACTTCTTCTTTGACTGCTGGTGAAGCTTTCAACAGCCGAATAGCGATTGACTGTGTGGCTCCGGCTTCGGCAAGAGATTCAATTTCTTGTTTCGTAAAACCTTGGCTGATTTTAATTTCGTTCTCTAACTTAGCCTTGCTGAAGCCCGTTTTCTCGGTTATCTTTTCCCAGAACTCTTTGTGGCTACCGTAAGCCTCTACAAAGTAATCGCGGGCTGTAGCCAGATTCAAACCCGACAAGTATAAGTGGATGAGTGTTTGCTTCACTCTCATGCCACGGTCGGCGGCAATGAGTTGTATATCTTCGTCTGTTCCAGTCAGCCTAACAAGCCTTCCGTCAGCTAAGATAATTGTGTCTTTCTCTATAGCGGAAAGCTGGCTCATTCCTAAATCCAAGGGTAAAGCTCCAAGAGCTAAGCTTCCCGACTCTGTAAGTGCCTGCGACGAGTAAACAAGTTCGTTTTGGTTCGTAGTTTCCATGTTCGCTTCAGTTGAGTGGTTTTTGGTTTTAGTATTTGTTTTTGGTTCGATGTGTTCATCTTAGCAAGATAAACATTGGTTGTCAAGGTCTAGATCCAAATTAATTTGTAGATGACTGAAAGCCTTGCGTTATAACGGTTAGAGTCTATACCCTTGTGCTACGGTTTAAATCTTGCTAAGATAATTGGATAGATTCCTCTAAATTAAAAGCTATGGCATCCGAGAAAAAAGTAATCGTCGTACCTGCAAGAACCCGTAAAGGGCGAGGGAAAGAACGCCTATACAGCGGGAAAAAGCAAAGCCTATCTGTAGGCTTAACGGCCGCAACGCACGCTAAATTTAAGGCGGTGGCGGTGGAGAACAACCTGAGTTTTTCGGAGTTGATTGAGCAACTAGGACGTGCTCTTACCGCTGAGACGATTCGGGAACTGCTGTCGTCAATCAATCCTTAAATCTTGTTTTTTGCTTCAACTTGTTCCCGGATACTTTTAGACGTAAAGCCTTGTATTTCTTTTACTTCCCACGTGCCGTCTCTGACTTTTCCCCATTTTTCCAGAAACTGGCAAGTCGTCTTTATAGGCAGTCCGATTGTATCGGCAACTGTAATTAATTCAGCCCATCCAAAACGATTGTGTTTTTGAATTTCTAGACTTTGCAACCGGATTAGAGAATCAGCACATTCATCTCGAACCTTGAAATAATTATGCTTCAAATCTAATCCGGTCAGCGGCGGGATGTAAACATAGCAGTCTATGTCTTCACGATAATTAAATCCCATGTTTACTTACCAGCAAAAAGAACTTCTAACAATCCAATTAATTCTTCCGACGAGCTTACGGAAGTCCGCGAGGCATACGGAAAAAGTGTGTCTTGGTGAACTTCTAAGCACACACGTTCGCTGTGCGGAAAGCTTACTTGCAAGCTTTCCCCTCTCTGAGTTAAAACCAGTTGGTACTTAGAACTAGCTGAAGCTACCTTGCGATAGCCGAGGTAATGCTTAGTTGTATTTAAATAAAAGTTAGTGTTAACTTTCATCCAGTCTTTTGCGACAGATAAGAGATGATGTCCTCCTTCTAGAACTGTGATGTCGCTAGACATTAGGCGAAGTACGCCGTCCCGTACCTCAAACCTTTGAATCAAGTCGTAAATAAGAGTTGTTCTGGGAAATTTTGATGTTTTCATGATTATGTTACTAGATTGTAATTTGTGAGTAGGTGAGGCAGTTTTGCGACGCTGCCCGGTTGATTTTCTACGGCGTTAATTCAAGCCTGGAATTTTGAATTGCATTTTGGGCATTTGCATAGCCCCATAATTGATGCACTCGGAGAGTGTCTATTTTGCGGGCAATTATGTTTAGCGCCTGTCGTTTGATTCAAGAAAGCTGATTTAGTTTTGCTCCAAATAATAGGGGCTCCACAACTAGAGCATTTGTTTGGATGCAAGGACGATTCAGAATCTTTTTTGATTTCAGTTAGTAGTTGCAACAATTGCCATGTTTGCAACTTTTCGAGTCCTTCTTTAATTTGGTCAATTACAAAGATTCTTTCGTGAGATTCCATGATTACTCCTGTAAGCTGCCTGTGATTTCTTGACTATGTAAACTATCGTATAGGCTGCCTCGACAGGTTAACGTGCAATTAGTCCGTTGTTTTGCAGATGGTTAATCGTCTTATCCCAGTACATTTTGGTCAGTTGCCGACTAACACTGATTCCGCTTTTGGAAGTGAACAAAATCTTACCGCTACAAAGCTGTCTGATGTCGTAAACTCCAGCATTTTTATCTACTTCAAGGTGGAACAAGTACAATTTTTCAACTTTGGTGTTCAACTCGCGGACACTTGGCTGTTTGCGTTGTTTTTTCGACTCAGTTTTAGGCTGTGAGTGCTTTTCTATCCACTCTCTGTTTGCCTGCTCTTGTTGGGCTTCTTTTTCTGCAATAGGGATGTAAATGAATGTGACTTGCAATCCGTCGATGTTGGCGTACTCAACATGGGGATGTTCACCGTAAAGCGCAAGGTAGATGTCGGTAGCTTCTTGGTCGGTTGTAGCGGTGGCAACGATAGTTCTCATAATTTTGAAGTAGTTCAGTGGTTTTTTCTATCTGTTATCACTATAGGCTACTGTCCGAGATCTGTCAAGTGTTTTGGGAAAGTATTTTTTGGATACAGGTCAAACGTATACACAGCAAAGCTTTTACTCGGTTAATGGTAGACAACGGCTAGGCTTCACGCAGATTGCATATATCGCGGGCGCGATTCTATCTAAAACGGCAGCACGGCATCCCATACCCACGTCGGGGCCAACTCAGACAGCCAAAGTCCAGAATTCTCAATCCGTTCTTTCCACCATGCCAGCGCTGCCTCTGATTGCTCTAACACCGAACACGGCACGGCCAATACTTTCTCTTTCTTCAGTCGTGGCGCTGGCTGTACCCACATACAGCAGCGAATCAAGCCAGCCGCCAACGGAATTACCTTAGCAACGTGACCGACAACAACTGCAAGGCCGCCAGACTGAACCGCCTCAGTCTCGACAATCTCCATCGGTTCTGCCAGCAACTCTTGTACGTCCGCGTCGGGATTGTCGCCCATCAACTCATTCAGTTTTGATTCTGCCTGGTCTAGCGTACCCGCTGCCTGTAGCGCAAGGTATTTATTTTCAATGGCTTGTGCCGCTAAGGGTAGTAGTTCACCTTGAGGCTCAAAGTCGTCATCATTCCGACAATAGCCAACTACCGAACCCAATATCATCCGGTGCAACTTAACCAAAACAAACGCTTTGTGTTTGGGAAAAGATTTAGACTCATCCCGTACCATCGGATAGTTACCATTCCCGATTTCTTGACTCCAATCCAAGCCGGTCTCTTCCAGCTTGTAGTGTTCCTTCAATCGAATCTCGCATTGTTCCGCTAGCAGTAGCGCTAGAACTACATCAATCCCTCCGCACGGGTTAGGTTGGCGGTGGCGGTTTTTTGGATCAGACCAGTCTCGTTTTTCCAGAGTGAAGAGTTGGAACTCCTGAGACAAAATCTCTCTAAACCTCATAGCAGCATTAACGGAATGGTACGCCACTCCATTCCAAAAAAGCTTTAAATATTCTGCAACATAAGTCACTGGAGTCTCTACTGTAGGCGCGTTTAAGAGCGCTGACAGATTCTTGTGATTCCAGATTATCTTGCCTTTTGCGTCGCGAGTGATAACCTTTGCGTTGACAGCCGCGCAGTAAAGAAGTTCATTCAAAATCCCTAGCATTGTGAAGGTTTGCTTGAGGGTATAACCGTTGAGTTTTCTTGCTAAATTCCAGGAAATAGCCTTGACTTTTGAGGGAAAGCTTGTTACAATTGGAGGCATATTAATACTTTCTAGTTGATTGCCCGTCCTTCTTGAACAAGGGGCGGGCGTTTTTTTGCGAACATTGAACCGGACGGAATCAAAAAACTGGTAAAAGCGTTGATAACCCAAAGCACCTTCGCCTGCAATAATTGTAGCCCATTAGTGTCGAATTTACAACAACCTCCGTGATATCACAGAAATCTATATACAGTAAGGGTTTCAAGGTTTTCAAGACTAAATCGCCTTAAGGACGTGCAGGATTTCTTTTTTCTTTGTTAACTCTTTTCTATAGAAATTTCTTTAAGAAAATAAAGAGTTAATAAACCTTAATGCGTTTTAGTCTTGAATCGTTGATATATAGTCGTTTGAGGGTTTTTGCTGGAGTATCATACTTAGGTTGATTGTGATTTTTGGTACGCGAACAACCTAAGTACGACGACTTGGACTTTACCTGAATGGCTCCATATGTTTGATATCTATAAGTTTCGCAGGTCTTAACAGGTCTTAAATTGATTGAAAATAGTCAATAGAAACTTACTTTTTTACTGATCATTGACAAATAGGAGCGGATGTAGTAGTGGGTTGGAAAGTGCTTTGGGCAAACTGGCATTAGTCAAGCAAAAGGTAACGGACAAAGGTGGTAGGCAACAGGTTCGCTGGGAAGTTGCCCAATATAAAATCAAACAAGCTTTGGCTGCTAGCGGGAAAGCACTTGAGGGTTTTTGTTGGAGTATCGTACTTAGGTTGTTGTGATTTTTGGTACGCGAACAACCTAAGTACGACAGCCTGGACTTTGCTCAAGTTTGCGGTCTCCCCTCAAGAAACTTTTTAAACGCTGTGGCAACAAGGTAGTTAATTTCTGCTTCGACTAATGGGATAACAAGAGCAAGCGTCATCATACTGACGATGTCTGAGTTAGTTTTAACGCCACAAGCGTACATTGCCCCTACAGAAATTATTCCTTTTTCGTTTAGGGTTGGAAATGTTGTTGCAACAATAGGGAGAATAAAGCGTTCCTCCAAAGTGACACTTGTTACAAATACAAGCGCACAAAAATCTGCATATTTTACGCATTCCTTTCTAGCTTGATTTAGTAGTCGGTCTGGTACTTCTTCTATATTCCTGAACGGTTCTACCTCAATTGGGAAACCACTTGTTACAGATAGTTTGCAGTTAAGAGGCTTAACTACAACTTTGCCATCACAACAAGACTGATAGCTGAATTGTGTTGGCTTCCCGTAGCCAGTGTCTAATATCTGCCGACGTTTTTGTTCACCCATTGATTTTCCCCTTTTGCTTTTTGAAGTGGTTAAAATGCTAAACGCATCAACCTAAGATAGATTGATGCGTTTAACTGTAGTTGAAATTACGCTGCAACTGATTCAGAAACAATTACAAATTGACTGGTTGACTCAGGTCTGTACTCGTACAAACAGACTCGATTGAGACTTGTATTGAAATCGAGAAAGTCTACGGATGTGCATTCTTCTTCGTTTACTGAAAGCGCGACCCTGGCGTTAGGGTTACATTGCTTGAGGTATTCTATTAGCTCTGTGACTAGCATTGGTTCTTTCCTTATTCAAAACTTCTTTTGACTTAGCTGTTAATATCTTAGCAAGATAAACAACATTTGTCAAGTCGTCGCTAAACTGGTGATAATATCTACAACAATCAATCAGCACTTTATGGATTCACTTCTCTCCCTTCAATACGTTTCAATCTCGGAAGCTACATTATTTGAGAAAAATCTCAAAAAACATGACCTTGGCAAAATTGCCGACTCATTACGAAAGTATGGATTTAAATCAGCAATCAAATGGGAGTCTAAGCTAAACGGTGGCGCTGGTGGCGTAGTTGCCGGAAATGGGCGGGTTGAGGCATTATTATGGATGCAACACAACGGAGAGAAGCCACCGAAAGGGATTGCAATTGATGATAGCAGTAACTGGTGCGTCCCGGTATTGTTCGGGAATGATTCTGAGTCGGAAGTTAAGGCTCGTGCTTACGCGATAGATGACAACGCCCTGACTATGGTTGGCGGCGACTTCACCGCGCTTGATATTTCCAGAATGTATGATGAAGGTCTGCTTGCTGAACTTCAAGAACTAGCAGACGCTCAGGAGTTGATGATTGGATTTGACGGGGATGATATTGACTTTTTGTTAAATCTTGACAATATGCAAAATGAAGATGACGATAATAGTATTAAACCTTCTTCAACTAAAGAAATAGATGCAGATGATTATGAATTCCAACACAAGTGTCCAAAATGTCAATTTGAATTCAACGACTAATCCTTATGCTTGGTTCTTAAAAGATTTGGAGTCTGTGCCAAAAAACGGATTAAAAGTATTGACAACTTTTAGTTGTGGTGGTGGCAGTTCACTAGGTTATAAATTAGCTGGTTGTGATGTGATTGCTGCTAATGATATAGACCCAGAAATGGCTTATCACTATAAATTAAATCTGAATCCAAAATATTATTTCTTGTGTCCTGTTAAGGATTTAGTTAAGCAAGAACTGCCTGACGAATTGTTTAGTTTGGATATCTTAGACGGTAGCCCACCTTGTTCTAACTTCTCAATGTCTGGTAACAGAGAGAAAGACTGGGGGAAAGCAAAACATTTTAGGGAAGGGCAATCTAAGCAAGTGCTAGATGATTTGTTTTTTGACTACTTAGATTTAGCTGAAAGACTTAAGCCTAAAATCTGTATTGCCGAAAATGTCAAAGGCTTGATTCAAGGCAACGCCAAAGGATATGTAAAATTAATAATGGCTAGGTTTAAGGAAATTGGATATACCGTTCAACTATTTCTAGTTAACGCCGCCGATTGTGGCGTTCCACAAAAGCGAGAGCGTGTGTTTTTCGTAGCGCTACGAAATGATATTGCCAAGCCTAAATTGATTCTTAACCCTACGCACAGATGGATTAGCGCAGGCGATGCTACAAGTGATTTGCAAATATTGACTGATAGTGAGATTAGAGACACAGCGCCAACTAATTTAACGAAAAATTGGTATTACAAAATAAATCCTGGAGAAGGTTTTGAAGTTGCAACAGTGCGTGAGCTTGGTCGAAGAGCTTATTTTAATCATTGCAAGATAAGCAGCGCAACTCCTAGCAATACCTTAACCGGGAATCCTGGAAAGCTCACACATTGGTCAGAATGCCGCACTCTCACATTCCGGGAATGGAAACGCCTCGGCTCATTTCCTGATGACTATCAAGCCAAGACTGACAGAATAGGCAAGTACATGATTGGTATGAGCGTTCCACCTAGAATGATGCAACGAGTAGCTGAGGCAGTTATAGAGCAATGGTTTTGACACTGCTTAGCAAAGTTCAGTTGTCACAACATTGAACCGTACAGGCTACAACTTCAACTATTAAGCAATCAATTTCATCGCAAACTTTCCATTCATGCAACCTGTTTTCTATTTCGTCAATTGCGCGCTGTAGTCCGTGGGATGCACAATTTTCTGAGATTAAGTTGTAAACCGTACTAGCTTTGTCGCCTTTGCCATAGAAGTTGTCTCTATCTTGTAATGCTTCTTTAGTGAACTTAACTAACTCTTTGATAAGTCCACCCACTGACTCGTCAGTCAAACTAAGTTTGCCATTGTGGAACTCAAATGCCGCCATTGCTGAAGCAAGCTGACTGCTAATTAATACTTCGTTGTCGTTAAGCCATTTAATTATTTGCATCTTTTTCCCTTTTTAAATGCTTCCAAGATTTCCCTGCTAAAATACTGCGAACCGTACTTTTGGACACTCCAAACTTTTGAGAGATTGATTCAATACTAAGTCCTTCAGATTGGAGCTTGATAATCTCCCAAACGTCACCCTCGGTTAGAATTGAACGAGGGTGATTCTCTCCACGATTGTCACGAGTCCTGTAGTTGTTAATTGGCATCGGTTACGCTCTTATTGGCGGGTCTTGTTGTTACGACACGACAGCATCCAAACAATTTAGCAAGACTATGAACTTGCGGAGAATTTGGATATATGCGATATTTGTATCGTTGTATTATATAACTATTCTAACAGTAAAAACCATTAATACAATAGACATATTAAGAATACGACTCACTTGAAGAAAGGAAAAAAGACGGTCAATAAAAGCTTTTTTATTTGATGTTACTTATTGCGCGATTTCATTGCAATAACCGTCTTTAACTGATACCATAATAAGGCAGTCAAATCACAAAGGATATCAAAGTATATGTCATTGTCCAATATCGATGTCGATTGCATACCAACCTCTGAAGAAGTCAGATATCTTCTGGAAGAATCGGAAGAAGAAGAAGAAGACAGAGATATTGCCAAAATCATAAAACGTTGGACGCAATACTTAAGGCAATGCTTGCGCTCGAAAGCGTTTTGCGACAACAATCCCAACAAGATTCGGGCAACAGTCCTTAAAGAAGAACAGACTTATATCTTCGAGACTGTAGGCGAGAAACCGATTTACAAGCAGTCACTCTGTGCCAGAAATTGCGGTTATATGTGTATAACAGAAATATCTTACCTGACCAGAATGCCTACGAGCGCACAGATGGAAGGAATCTCAATATCAGTAATTGAAGAAATTTCTGATAAGTTTTATCTAGTTTCGTCACCCATTAAGTGCCTGCTAGATGCAGGATTCATACTTAAATTAATCGTACCTAGAGAGTTTCTAGGACTTTGATTTTGTAACTCCGCTGGAGCATTCTGAATAACTTCTTTAAGCGTTACGTTAGCCATTGTGTTACTCCTTAATATGAAAGCTCAACCAACAGCAATTCCCGTTACGGATAAACTGCTGTTGGTTGAGTTTGGGTGGAACGTGATTGTTTTAATTGTACCTTAGAAACTTGCTACGCTTGTAAACTTTACTATCTTTGAATCCCAGTCCGTGCCCAGGGCAAATCCGGTCACAGCCATGACAGTTTGATTCAAACGTCATGTAACCCTTGTGAGGGCATATGTTGTTGACCAATGAATGCTGCTCATAGGCTCGTTCAAGCTTAGCGCTGAATTTGTAATTAAGCGGAAAGACAGGCATCTCTCTGAGGCATATCAATTCTTTTAGATACGGCTTGCCTATTACCTCGTCAGCCCGTTGAACTACCGCCAACCATTCGTCAGGATCCTCGGCAATAAATTCGTCATGTTCTCCAACTAAATTTGTCACGAGTTCTTTGGGAAAAAAGCGGAAATCGTAATGATAATGCTCATCAGGAAAATTGATAATTCCAACATCTGTGTGCGACTCATGAGGCAAGATTGGAACACCTTGAAATGACTTTTCTTTTTTGCTTGCGTAATCATAAGTTTTCATGTCTACGCACATGACTAGAGCGGCTTCACCGGGGTTGATTTCTTCGAGTTGGGTTTTCAATGTGTGACTCCTTTAAGTGGTGCGGGGCGCAACTCCCGCTGATGCGCTTAAAGATTAGAAATGCTGTTAGACTAAATATTCGCCGTGTTGTTAAACGTTCGTTGGATTGCTTCAATCAATTGAGCATCCGTCAAACGCTGTAAGTATTCTACCGCCAATTCTCGTCCTTCTTCTGCGTGAAAGTTTCCTCTTGATGATTCGTAATTTTTATCAGTATTTTTTGAAATCAGTGGAATATCATCGCCTAAACTAGAGTAGCCTCGCAGACATCCAAGTACAAGCCATCCTTCGAGTATTACTATATTTGTTATCAGATCACCCGACCCTATTAGATTGTAAATCTGGTAACTCTGGACGCTAATTCGGTAATTAACGGCATCAATTGCAATGTCTCTAGTTACGTTTAAGTGTGTCATGTCAGTGTTGGTGGTTGATTAGTGGTTGCTTGCGCGTTGTGTGAGTCACGCCCCTCTGAGTTAGACTGGTTTAGTCGGCTGACTCTGTGACTTTTTTAAGTAGTAAGTCGGCAAATTTCAGCGCCCTGTCAGTCATTTCTTTGTCGCTACAACTTGCATCTGAGTCTCTACACCACAAAGCATCGTTGCCTGTAATTATTCCCGACAGTATTTGCGCTGCTAGCTGTAGCCGGAGTAATTGCTTTTGATTGATGGCGGCTGCGTTGACTAGGTTCAGTGTTTCTGTGGTCGCGAAAGGTCTTACTTCTGGCATCGTTCGTTTTCTCCTGGTTGATGTTACTTCGCGTTTGACGGATGCGCGACCCCCGCAAACTTAGTACCGTCCCATTATGATTTCTCTGTTACTGGCGTAATCCTTGTCCGTGCGAGACATCGCTGCTATATCGTGCCAACAAGGCTCATACCCTCCGTCTGGCATTGGTTCAACGACATTAGGTCTAGTAATTTGGATTTTTTCTTCCAAGATTGCCACTTGGCGGGGGGTCAGCCCGTAGGAATTGATAACTGATTGGGGAAGTGTTGAATACCTTCCCGTCGCGCATTTACAAACCCAGTAGCGCTTGAAAACTTCACCCGTATATCGCCAACTTCCGACACTTGGGATAGCTTGAAATTCTTCTAAGGTATAGGGTGTTTCGACCACGGGTGCTGGCTCTGAAACGGATTGAATGAGTTCGGCTGGCATTGGTGTAATAGCGTTATCCATTGTTTGATATACCTTGTTTCGTTGTGTCCAAATTGCTTGAATTTGTTCTAGAATCTCTTCTTGTGGGTTAGTTAGAGCTAGTTGAAATAGCTCGTTTTCTTGCTGACGCAAGGTATCTAATTGAAGGCGGTAATCGGCGATTGTTGGCGGTGTTGATTGTGTTTGCATTGTACGGTTTTCGTAAGTGATTTCTGTTGTGCGTTGGCGGGACGCACCCCCCGAAGACTTAGGCAGATTTCCAAATCTCATCCTTGGTTACAAGTCCCGCTAAGCGCGAGGCAATTTCCGCTCGCGTCCCGCTTCCTCCGACTTTCTTCTTACTGGCAAGCTTGCGAATAATCTGAATGGAAAGCTGATTAAGTTCTGTGACTGTCGCAGTTTCTTCCGGCTCCGGCTCCAAATGTTGATCAATAATTGGAGCAATCTCGACATCAACCGCTGGCGCTTCCGGTTCTGGCGCTGGTGCTGGTGCTGGTGTCGGCTCTGGCACGGGTTCCGGTTCTGGGCTTGCAGGCAGTTGAGCAATTACCTCGGTGCTAAATTTTGCGACCATCGCTTCTTTGAAAACAGCAACCTGCGACGGGTCTACGTGGTGCAACATCATCAACGCGGTATCAACCTGAGAGAGCGCCGACTGGCAAGCTTGTTCGACTGATAACAGTTGTTGCTGATGCTCTTGCAGTTCACTGAGTTGAGCTTGTAGCGCGGTAATTTGAGCAGTTGTAGCGTCGATTTGTGTGGCGATTTGTGCAAAGCGAGCTGTTAGTAATTCCATGTTTTTGTCCTGTGGGTCTGAGTGCGTAAGAATGTGTAGGGTGTGGGCGTGGGGCGGTTTCCCGCCCGGTTGAGGTTCTATTTAGTTTTCGGAAATATGAGAAACATAAACTTTTTCGAGGTAGTCAGGAGCGAAGATGAGTTGAAAATCTTTGAAAGTTTCAAGATTTTTGTCCAGCATCACGGCTAATACTTCATCGTCGTCTTCGTCGCAGACGGAGTAGCACGTCTGTACTGCGTACCCGGTGGGTGAAGCTTCAGTCAAGTAAACGATGGAATGAAGGAGGATATCATCGTCTGTCACGTAGTTTTTCCACCAGAATCCCGATTTGTCTTCACTGTCGCCGCCGGTCATAGTGAACTCCAATTGATTGGACTGTTGTAGTGCTAGCAGCGCGGTTTGGATAAGCGAGGCGTTTATGTTAGGCATATTCATTTGTCAAGGTTCAGTGGTGTTTTGTATCTGTTATCACTATAGGCTACTGTCCGATAGTTTGTCAAGCGTTTTTCAAAAGTATTTTTTGAGGAGGCTTGAGACGTATACTGGGTAACAGTTGTGGACAGTAGCGGTAGTGAGGCGTTGTTGGCGGTTCGTTTTTCCAACTAAAACTACTATCCCACAGATTTTGGGATTTGTCAAGCATTTTTGCAAAGAAACTGTCACAAAGGCTTAAAAAGTATGCGGTGTAACGATTACACGGAAACTGGCATAAGGGGGTTGACAGATAGCGTGACGGTAGCGTATATTCGCGGGCGTGGGTGTGATTCAGTAAATATGCTGACCCATCAAAATCGGGGCTTCCCAAAATCCGGTCAGCATGGTAGCCTAGATGAGCACGAAAACACGGAAATCAGTAAAATGTCACTTCAGCAAAAAGAATCCTCGCAGTCGCAAGAGTCAGGCGTAACCTTTACTCGCGACGCAAGGGGAAGGACTATGCAACAAACCATCGCCATAGTCTCAGCGGGTGCGGTCACGCTACCAGACGGAACAATTTTTCAATTAGATTCAGAACAGGGTAGGGACTGGCTGCAATCGGTTCCATCTTTTCGGTTCGTGTCTTCTCTGGGGCATAAACCTTTCACTGCCAGAAGACAGCCACAGAATGCTCTGTGGTATTGGTACGGCTGTCGAAAAATGGGTGGGAAAAGCCCTAAAAAGAAGTATATTGGAGTTAACACGCCGGAAGTAATAACAATCACCAGACTGGAAGAGGTTGCAAGGGAATTAACCGATTTGGAGCCTTAATTAAAATTGTGAATTAAACTCTAACCTATCTTTTTTTTGAGTGACGGCGCTACCAAAATAATGTTTGAGCAATTCAGAGTCGTTAGTTTTTTTACCTTCTATATGCGCGTAAGTTTGAGCTTTCTTAAATCCAAAGCGCTCGTCAACAAATAAAGAACGATGGAAGTGTGCGTTTAACCCTGACAGCCATCAATACTTCCACTGCTGCGAAAAGGCTTTAATCCGTGGTAGCTGGCGGCAACACAATTAGCGCTAAATCCGAATAAATATGTACCTAGTTGAGTTGCTATCTCGTCAGCATTGTGAATCAACTCTGTTACCTTTTCTGGCTCTACTTTCGTTGATTCACTCTTAATTCCACACAGCTTTAAACAATTGATAATATTGTCACTTTTGACACTCTCAGGTCTAAAGACACCGAGATTCTTGAATAGATTACTGCTGCAATCTTCAAAGGCATTGTCAATGTGCCTCTAGACGCTCAAAACAACTGTCTTGCGACGCTGCCATTGCGCTTACTTTTCTACTTTTTATAGCTGTAGCAACTGCATTGACACTCTCAGCTCTAAAGAGACTGAGATTCTGCGGACAGAACAACTCTAGGTAAAACCCAAAGTCTTATTCTCGCTACGGTCGTCAAACACCGCCTTCCCAGTTGGTTTAGGTCTATGCCTAACTTGCTGGCTACTTTTCTAAGGATGTTTGCAGCGCCATTTAAGTCTGCATTCACCACTGAGCCGTTTCCTGAACGATACAAGCCCCTCTTAACTCGTTTTCCTGATGCTTTCCACCCTTCAGGCTTTTCGCCGTACTTGGGTAGGGAATCTCCATCTAAGAAACTAGCTTTAGAGGTATAGGCTTCTTCGGTTTCTTCAAATCTAATGCCATGTAATTCGCAGAGTTGCTTCAACCGCTCTTTGAGCTTCCCCAAAGGCATCTGTACAAACTTTTGATTGTTTACTTTGCCCATGTTAGCATTAGTTTTGAAGCCTTCATTCCAACCGATTACCAATGTCCCAATACCAAACTTAAGACAATGGTCAACAATCAACTTTGCAGCTTTGTTAGTGCCATCTCTCATTTGATGGTTGCGCTTACGGGTCACACGGTCTAGCCAGTCATCCCAGTAAGCGTGTTCTTTCCCATCCTTGCGAGTCGATACTTTTTTATTCCAAAGCTGATTCATCGCCTTCATTGCTCTGGCATCAATTAGCATAGAATTTCCCAGAGTATCGACACAAGCAGCTAGGTTGTCAGCAGTCCCTAAGTCAATGGATAGCGCTTGATTAATATCTAACTCATGCTTTTGACTTGCAATCTCATAGGACAACTCAAGATAGAATGCACCATTTTTAGGTAGGATTGTAAACTCTTTCACATTGCCGATATCAATGTTTGACGACATCGGCAGAAACAATTCTGATACTCCAAACCAGCGTCTAACTGTCAACCCCAAAGAGAATCTCAACTGTCCATTATTCAAAATTGGTTTTTGTCCACCTGAATTAGGATAAGCAACCTTGAACAGTTTTGTACCTTTGAGATAATTAGGTGCTTTAGGCTTGAAATGCAACTGACCATTGAAATAAAGCTCACGTAAGCCCTTAAAAGATTTGAATGCTTCAGTCACAGACAAAAGAGTTTGCTGGGCAGGCACAGAAGGTAGTGACTTAGCTACAATAGTCTTAGAAACAGTCGGCTCATAAACCAAGTCAAACTTTCCGGTTAACAATTTTCCAGTCTTAAAAAACGTTTGACGCGCAAAGTAGACACCGTTGTTATAGTGCTTCCCTGACTGTTCACACAAGTAATTGAGTATTGATTTGGTCTCTATGTCTGGGTGTAATAGCACTTGCTGAACGCCCATACTTTTTCTAGTTTTTGCCATATTCAAACTCCCTAATCAGCCTTCTGATTACACCCGCCAAACTCAGCCCCCAGTTAGAAGAAAGGGCTTCTAACTTCTCTCTTTCGATTTTGTCTATCTGTATCTGCAACGCTTTTTTACTCATGCAACTATCGTATCATAGTTACTGGAGTTTGGCGTTGTAGTCATGTTAAGTTTTGATAAGATTCAAGGCGATTGAAACCGCCGGGTCGTTTCCCTCTCAGCACTAAAGTGACTGAGTTTCCCACTTACCGAGTTGTTTATAAATTGTTGACATTAATTTTAGTATCAACAATTGCAACCCCATGACCGAGACTGTAGATTTTGACGATGAATCAACTTTAGAATCAGGGGAGGAGCAGCAAACCGAAACTTCTCGCGGCCGCCCCAAGAAAGTCTTTACAGAAGCAGAGTTACGCTCAATTGGCGTAATGGCTGGTTACGGATTACCTGTCGGACATATAGCAGCGATTTTGGGTGTGTCCGAATCAACCTTGTATCGCAATAAAAAATGGAACCCAACCATTAAAGAAGCTTATGACAAAGGTTTAGCCAGAGCAAGGATAACTGTCGCTAAAGTGCTTTTTGAAAAAGCAACCGTTGACCGTGACATGACGGCAATAATTTGGTATGAGAAGACTCGCTGCGGGATGAAAGAAAAGACTGAAGAAGCTCCTCAACAGATTAATTTAGATAGGCCACAAACTGTGTCTATTTACCTTCCCGAAAACAATCGAGATTAAGTCTGGCTATGCCCGTAAAACAATACAAGAAATTACCCGTCAAGTCATCAGATTTAATACTTAAGCCACAATCGGGACAGCAAGAAGCATTTTTAACTACCTCCGCTGACTTCTCTATTTACGGCGGCGGGGCAGGTGGAGGAAAAACTTATGCACTGCTACTAGAGGCTTTACGTCATATAACAAATCCAAAATTTGGTGCCGTCTTTTTTAGACAAAGTTTTCCTCAAATAACCGAAGAAGGCGCACTTTGGGATACTTCAGAAGACATCTATCCGCTATTAGGTGCAATCCCTAGAAGAGGTACGCTTGACTGGCTGTTTCCTAGTGGCGCAAAAATAGGGTTTGGACACTTGGGAAACGAGCAAGCTAAGTACAAGTATCAAGGTAGTCAAATTCCCCTTCTACTGATAGACGAATTAACACATTTTAGCGAATCAGTTGTTTTCTATCTGTTTAGTCGCAACCGCTCAACTTGTGGAATTCGCCCCTATGTTCGTTGTACAACTAACCCCGATGCCGACTCTTGGATTGCGGGGTTTGTTGATTGGTGGCTAGATGATGAAGGGTTCCCGATTCCAGAACACAGTGGAATTGTTCGTTACTTTATTCGGCAGAGTGGCGAGATTGTTTGGGGTAGCTCAAGAGATGAACTTGAGAATAGATATCCTGACTTAATGGCAAAAAGCTTTACTTTCATTCCTGCTAAAATCGAAGACAATCAAATTTTGATGCAGCAGAACCCGGAGTATCTGGCAAATCTTCAGGCTTTGCATCCGGTAGACCAAGCTCGACTACTTTATGGAAATTGGAAAGTTAAGGAAGAGTCGGGGAAGTTATTTAACCGCGCTTGGTTTGAAATTGTTGATGATGTTCCGCCTTTAGATTACAACGGCGAAGAAGTTAGGTTTTGGGATTTGGCGGCAACAGAGGCGGCCGTTCGTTCTAACGCCTGCTATACCGCCGGAGTCAAAATGCGATTAGTTGATGAAATTTATTACGTGGTTGACGTTATCGCTGAACAAGTTGGGCCGGTTGGCGGCGACGAATTAATGATAGCAACCGCGCAACAGGACGGATTGTGGTGCAAAGTCCGTTGGGAGTTGGAAGGGGGAAGTAGTGGAAAACGCGACGAGGAGCATATCAAGCAATTACTAATGGGATTACACCCAGATATTGATGCAGAAGGTGTCCGACCACTCGGAGACAAGGTGAAACGTGCAAAGCCTTTGGCTACTGACACTTTTAGGGGGAAAGTCAAGCTTCTACGAGCCTCGTGGAATGACAGATTTTTAAGCTGGATGCACGAGTTTCCTGATGGGAAAGTCAAAGATATTACCGATGCTGCTTCTGGTGCACATTTCTGTCTAAATGAACCTATTCGATATCAAACAGGCATTGGATATTACAAGAGTTAAAACAATGGAATCAGGAATATTGGCTATTCGATTTTTAAAAGCTAGTTTCACTAATGATTTCACAAGCTTAGCGGACTTTGGAAATGAAGACCCACAGACTATTCGCAAGGCGTGGCGACTGGCTAATATATTGCTTAATGAATCTGAGGTTGAACAGTTTAAACGTGTATTAGAATCTACCTTGAGCAATGATTCTTTTGATTTGGGCGAGTTAGAGCATAGAACTTGGGCGAATATTCAGAACAAGAAAGAAAAATCAAAAAGTATTCTTGAAGCCAAAGATATCAATTCGTTCAAGCAGATACTAAAGCCTAGACAGACCGACACCACTCTTTTATAGCTTCAAATACTTGTACTTTAGACAGGTCTAACAATTCAATTATTCTATTGACGGATAGATATTCAAAGAAGTACAAGCGGATTACGGCTTCTTGATAGCTCAAATCGGCAATATCCACTTCTAATATATTCTTTATTTTACCTATTAACTCATTCTTTTCTAAACTATTTACTATGTGAGTTTCGTTAGCTTGCAATTCCCGCGATTTATAAGAATAAGTTGGCTCAACCTCTGAGTTAAGCGTATCTGAGACACTACTGATTGCGGTATCATAGCAGGATATGTATCTACAATCTTGATATGCTTTTTTAGCCTTGCAAAACTCAGATTGAGTAACCCCAAGGTTGAAAAGTGATTGAAAGAACTCGTTTTTAGTGGGAGTCCGCCCCAAAGATACGCTTAATTCTCTGAGGATTCTCTTTCCTTTTTGAAGTATCTCATGATACTTTCGAGGCAATTGAATGACATTAGAACTGTCTCTAACGAAGTTCAATAGCCGTCCCGTAATCAAGGGGATTGCAAAGGTGCTAAATTTAGCACCTATTGTAGGGTCGTACCGCTCAACTGCTAAAATCAATCCCATTGATGCAATTTGCTCTAATTCTTCGTAAGGAATAGGCACTCTTGACGCAATTTTATGTGCGACAAAACGAGCTAAATTGATATTTTCTTCTACTAATTTATTGCGAATTTTAATTGTCGGATTTGTCTTGTAGTCGTAAAAGGTAATCGCCATTTAGCTTCTTTGAATTTGCCCAAAGATTAGATTATTAGTATTCCCCAAAGCAAAGCCCATAGCTGCTGCAATATTTTCTACAATTTCTAGGTTTGGTCTTAGCCCTAATGTGTTCGCCAACTTTTGGATTAGGTTGTATTGCAGAATAATCATCCCTTTTGCTCTTTGTCCTTCAGCAAACCGCAAGACATCTGCTTGCGTAAGTGCCGAGTTAGGGCTGCTTAATTCAGCAGTTAGCTGTGCCGAAAGTTTCTCTAATTGCGTTAAATCTTTTTCAACCTCTTCTATTAAAAATACGCTTGTACTTTCGGCTACTTCTAGAGCGATTACAACCTCATCAAACATTTCAATTCCTAAATAGAGAGCCATTCGCACTCTATTAGTTGTTTGTCGTAAATCTTGCATTAGTTTATTCTCGTAAATGTTCCAGAAATGGGGGTAACTTCTTGAATACCTGATGCTATTAGAGACGGGCTTTGAGGCGTTGGAAGCAGTTGAAACTCGCCTTTTTCAATTAATGGTTCAGGGATTCCTAGACTTGAGTTTTGCAATCCTGTGGCAATTTCTGCGTCCGCTAGCATCCCTGGCTTGATTGCAGAAGGCATTAACAACGGCTCAACAAGATAACCTTTCCACGTTTCCACAAGCTGAGCCGCCCCGGAAATAGCGTTCGGACTTCCTTCTTGGGTTCGCTGGAATCGCGTGTCTTGGGACATCTTAAGCGCGGCTATCACTACAACAGACGTTGTTTTGGGTGTTCGATTCCCAGCACTATCAAGCACCATCTCGGCAGATGGAACACGAAACGATAATTTTGCGTTAGCAACCGACTCAAACGGCGAAGCCATAATTTACAAAATAAAAAATAGGTGATATAAACACTTACTTTTATTAAAACAGAAATTTTCAAACAAATCGGGTTGCGAGTAGGTTGTAATATAAAATCAGTCTAATTCCGCTGGAGTCCATGCAGCAACAGGTGGACTGGTAATGCCGTTCATCTTCTCAAATGCGCTCAACCCGTTATTTAGCGTTCCAGTAAATTCATTCCGAACAGTTTCATTGAATCGCTTAAGCCACGAGTCGTTTTGACTCCAGTCGGGACTCCACGGCATCAAGGTACACCGACAGCGCGGATGGAACGGTACAGAGACATCTCGAATTCGGTATGCCTTTAAATTTCGAGCAACACAGGTTCCGCAAGTTCGCAAGTCGCCTGTGGCAATCACTTGGACATACTCAATACCTGAATTGTCGTAGGAGGCTACCACGGCTTGATTAAAACTGCTAAGCACTTCTGTCCGAGCGATTACTTCGGCCCTACCCTTTTTTATGCCAAGTTCGTTTCTAAGCAAGCTTGCAACTTTGGCGGTTCCCCAGCCTTGGATTACGCCTTGAGTAACTAAAACAGTTGCCCGACTGGCAAACTCAGAAGAGTAGCGATTGAGATGCGCGACCATATTAGCAGCCGCAAATCCAGCCGCTTCGATAGGGATTTCACCTGACTTAACTTGCCAGTCTTCACCCGCTCTAGCTCGTGTCATCTGAGTGGCTAAAGTGTCCCCAGCCTCATTTGTCAGTTGTAAGATTTTTTGGAATTCAGCTTGCAATTCTTGAGAAGACTGGGGGTTCAAAAGTTGCAAAACACCTTTCAATTTTTCTAGTCGCAGTATTGAGTCTCTGGTAACCATCAAAGACCCAGAATTAGCCAACGATGGATACTTCTTTCTGAGTTCTGCTTCTATCTCTTTGTACGCAGAGTCAAGCGCTTCGTTTAATGTATTTGCGGCTCTATTTTCTAACTGGCTAGTGACCGTTTCAAATCTACTGATAAATTGCTGCGGGGTTGTCATTTGCTAATGCCGTCGCCTTACTTAATTGTGTTGTCATCTCTTGCTTCATTTTACTCTCTAGTTTTTCAACCTCGGCATTAACATCAAAGTCTTTACTCAATACATCGCCTTTGCGTAACTCTTCTAAGAATGTTTGACGAGTAATCTCACCAGCGGCACGGATTTGTAATAACAATCCGGCTTTCGCTTCACTCATTCCAACTTCAACAATCTTTTTATTAACTTTAATAGTTCCACCTTTGCCCGGTGCATTCATGTACAAACACCAAGTATCAAACAGTTGTTGCACAATGCTTTCTTTAGCTCTAGCCATTGAGCCTAAACTAGCTTGTGCCGTGGCTGAATCACGCGCAATCTCTGTTGCCGTAGGGGGTGCAGCGTATCCGCTTTGAAAAGCGAGTGTCTTTTTCTCAATAGTTAGCTCTAGCTTTTCAATGTCAGCTTGTGTATGTCCTAGTGCTGAACCCGATGGTTCAACAAATGAAGCGTTCACGTTCCACAGACAAGTGTTCGGCCCTATTGTTGCAACACGAGTTTCGTCTTTGTCAGACCTCACTCTAGGAGGACTTGTTTCTTGAATTTGCAAAATAGCCATATTCGCTTTGTGCATCGCTTCATCTTTTTCAGACTGTTTCTGATATAGTTTTAAATTCAATTCGGCAATATCGTACAACGGTGGTTTGCCAGTAAAAAAGTCTGAGTCTCTCGGTAGCAAGCAATAGGGAATCAACGGTACAAAATCTAGCGTGGTTGTACCTTCTTCAACTAAAATTAAATCAGTCCGCGTTGGCGTTTCTTCTATTTCTTCTATTTCATATACCTTATAAGCGCCTGGGGTTAACACTCGATAACGAGTCGCCTTTTCACTACCGTATCGTCCAGTTTTTCTAACAAAAGTTTCCCGAACTGTGGCTTGAGTCACCATCATTTTATTGTTCTTGATTTCAGTATTCCAGTTAATAACATCTCTAGCATCAATTAATAAAAAATACGGGCGAGTTTTGTATTTTGATTCAGTATAAGCGTCAGTTATTTCGGTGTTTCGCTTTGGAAAATCAACCATGACAAAGCAGTGGTCATCTCGCAGACTTTTTATATCTGCTGCCTTCAAGAATACCTCCAGACTGTTACCACAGAGGTCAACGTTGTCGATACTGGTTTTAATACTTTCGTGTACATCATCATTCAACAAAAAGCGAGACAAAAATCCGGCACTACTGTCGATAGCATCTGCAAACTTTCTGTCAAAGTAACTTCGAGTCATGCGCTTCGCATACTCTTCTTCAGGTTCAGCCTCTTCTCTGGGCAAATATCTTGCGCCTATATTGATGTCAAGAACCATACTTGACCCAGTTCGGAATGGCTCAACCATATACCATGCCGTTCTACCTTCGTACATATCAGCTACGAATTCCCAGAACGGCAACTGATTCAAGTATTCTTCACTCAAATAAGATGGCAAGTCTGGGTCTTGTTCGATGGCTTGATGCTTGAATTTAAGCGGCATGGTGATTATAATAAAGATTGAAACCTCTATTATAATCATTTATGCCTCCAGAAATCGAAACTGAACCGACAACCGCCACAGAGCAAGCTACTACACGAGCCGAGTCGCCAGACAATGACGGTCTGCTGTCGGCACTGCGAAAAGAGAGAGAAGAAAAAGCAGCGATACAAAAGTTACTTAATGAAAAATCCGCCAAAGAACAAGAGCTTTTGACTCAGTTGGAGAAAGTCAAAGCTATTGACCCAGACAAATACCAAAAGCTAAAACTAGCTAATGACGAAAGAGAAGAGCAAGACTTGCTAATGCGAAAGGAGTTCGATAAAGCGAAAAAGCAATACTTAACAGAGGCAGAGATGGCTCGGAAACAAGCTTCCGAGCTAAAAAATGAAATCAACAATCTGCGTACAACGACAGCAATTGAAAAAGCTTTTTTTGAGGCTGGTGGCAGAAAGTCAAGTTTTGACTTGACAGCACAAGGCATGGAAGACATTACACCTGTTGAAACGATTTTATCTGTACTTCAAAAACGTATCAAGCTAGAAGAAGACGGCAAAATCGTCTTTCTTAACGCTATTGGTAACGTTGAGATGAATAGCGATGGACGGCCGAAGTCAATCGGTGAAAAAATGATTGACCTGAAAAAGGGTTCGACGGGCGTGCTGTTTGAACCTGAAAATACCAACTCTGGCACGGGTGCAACCCCAACCGTTAGCTCAAATGGAAGACAGGTTAAAGTCTATTCCGTAGAACAAGCTCGAAATGGTCGTGCCAGTATGGATGATATTGCCTCTGGCAAGGCAATTATTACCCGATAATCAAAACTTTTTGCTGAATATCTTACAAGCCGGACGGTCTCCGGCTTTTTTGTTGACTATAAAGTTAGCCCAAGGTTGGCGTGATGCCTTTCTTCTACGAGTGATTCGGAGCGCGGCTGAATACTCCCCTCTTCATTTACAAAAAAGTGGCTAATAATTTAGAAGCAGTAATCCCTAAAATTCTCGCCCAAGGTATTGTGGCGTTGCGCGAAAACTCAGTCATGGGTGCGCTCGTTAATCGAAACTTTGACACCGACGCAAGGCAACGCGGTTCAACTGTCGATGTTCCAATTCCTTCCAGCATGGGCGATGCCGTAGATGTAATTCCCAATCACATCCCCTACCCCGCTCCAGCAATTTCGCCGAGCATGGTGCAAGTAAAGCTTGACCAGTGGAAGAAGGTCGAATTTGCGATGACAGACAAAGACCTTCTTCAAGTAATGGATGGATTTCAAAATTTGCAAGTTCTCGAAGCCGCTCGTAGTTTGGCGAACTCGATTGACAAGTCAATTATGGGATTGTACAAACAGATTTCAGGTATAGCCGGAACTGCTGGACAAACACCTTTTCAACCGGAAGTAGCTGGAACTTATGCCTCACATCGTGGGTTGGGTGCAGCACAAGAAGCAAGAAAAGTTCTGAACCGACAACTTGCTCCAATGGCTGACCGCCGAATTATCTTAGATGTTGATGCTGAGGCAAACGCAACCTCACTTCCTCAATTTATTTCTGCATCCGACTCTGGTTCTGTTGCAACAATTCAAGAGGGGATGATTGGTCGAAAACTTGGCTTTGACTGGTACATGACCCAAAACTCCCTTACTCATGCAACCCAAGCTGCGGGTACGATTGTTACGACGGGCGCAGCCAACACGATTGGGGTGAAAACTTTAACTGTTTCTGGTGCAACAGTCGCACCTGTCGAAGGTGATTTGTTCAAGATTGCAGGCGACCCGAACGGCTACGTTGTAGGAAAGGACGCCACCTTAACAAGTTGGCCAATTTCTCCAGCACTAAAAACTGCTCCCGCTGCGAGTACAGCTATCACGGTTGTAGCTAGTCACGTCGTCAACATGGCTTTCCACCGAGACTCCTTTGCGCTTGCTGTTCGCCCATTATTAGACATTGACCCAATCGGAAATCGAATTGAATCTTTTACCGATGACCTGTCGGGAATGACAATGCGGTTGGAGATTTCTCGCGAATACAAACAGACAAAATTCTGTTTCGACGTTCTCTACGGATGCGCTGTTATCAGGCCCGAATGTGCCTGTAGAATCTTAGGGTGAAATCATGGTTGAACTAATCAAAGTCAAAGATAATCGCCGCCCCGAATTAGAATTTGTGTTGATTGAAGTCACGGACTTTAATAAAGAATTTCACACAAAAATCGAAGAAACAACAATCCCGATATCTCCCGACCTGCCAACAGAACCTCAGCAACAAGTTTTGTTTGAATCCAAGGCAAAGAACAAGCCGCCGAAAGAGGTAGAAGGCAATGGCTAACGGAACGATATCAGGCTGGCTTGCCAACAAAATCCAAGACGCATTGCTCGGTGGGATTAATTTCCCACCACCGAGCAAGCATATCGGGTACACGATGACAGCATCGGCTTTAAACGGTTTTGGAACCGAACCTGTTGGCGCTAACTACGCTCGAATTAGCGCTATTCCAACCGTTTGGAGCGTAGCTGTAGATGGCACGGTCACTAATATTGCAGACCTGGAATTACCAAGAGCGTCCGGGGCGCAAGGAACCCCAGTCGCTTTGACTATTTACGATTCCAGTGTGGGTGGAAACCCATTGCTTTTCATCCCAATTAACGGGTCTTTGACTATTCAGAATCGAAATAGTTTAATAATCCCTGCTGGTGTTGTCACCCATAGATTTAAAGCTACTTCGCACTACAGCCAATACTGGCGAACTGCGATTATGAACTGCCTTTACTTGGGTACACCTTTGCCGCTTGAGCCAATTCTGTGGGCGGGATACACGAGTTCAGCGCCAACGGCGACCGCCAGCGGAATCGAACCCGCCGCTGCTGAATACGTTAGGCAAGCACTTAACAATAATAAGACTTCATTTACCTCAGCCGTAAATGGTAGTTTGGGAACCGCTCTAAACTTACAATTTCCAATAAGTGCAAGCGCTCAAGGCAATATTTCTCATGTCGCTTTATTTGGTTCAGAGGATGGTGGGCCATATCTTGCTAGCGCACCTCTTGTTCCAGATGTAAACATGGCTACTAACGCGCAAATGATTCTACAGGCGGGGTCGTTCACTTTCCAACTTAAGTGACATGACTCTGACCTGAAGGTACGGAGCTTCTAAGAATTACTTCAAAGATTTCCTAATAAAATTAAAAGGGTACTGTTGAAATGCCCTTTTAAATTCTTGGTTTATTATCATGCCCCAGTTTTTCCCCGCTGCATCAGCGCTAACCGAAACTGAAACTGTTGAAATATTAGCATCGGGACTAAGGAAACGTATTTATCCTGACGCTGCAACAGTTTCAGAAACCGAATCTATGGCGACCGAGCTAGCCCTTAAATGGTTTCTATCAAGTCAATGGTTGAGAGAGGTAGAAACGGAGTCAAATGGTAAAGCTACCGCGCTTATCAAACACTTTCCGGCAAGCTTAGTTAATACTGAAACTGAAACCGCTTGCAGTAGTCTAGCTATTTGGCCTGAATCGCCAGCACCTACAGCGGCAATTTCCTGTGTTGGGAAAAACTTGCACCGACAGAGTCTAAGACAGGGTAATTCCCATCAAATCAGCTTAGCAATTAACTTTACAGAAACAACCGTTTTGGCCGTTGAATTACTGCAAGTAATTTTTAAAATCAACCAACCTGGAACAGATGTCGTTATTTTAACCAAAACCAGGTTCGGAGCGCCAGGTGGAATAATAACTGACTTTGTTCAAGACTTGGGAGATGGGAAAATATTACTTTTGGCAGCCTTGCAGTTGCGCCCTAATCAAGTTATTTTTTCTGGTACAGAGTCAGAGTTTGATTTTGTGGTAATAGTTGAAAATAGCACAATCAGTCAAAGGGCCAATGTTGCAAGTGGAACCCTTATTTTAGCCAAGGATTAACGATGATTAAAAATTATTCTCGATTCACAATTGACGATGAAGACGCTGACGGTCAATCGCTAAAAATGGGGAAAGATTATTTTTGTCAAATTGTCATCCAAGGCGCAAACCAAACAGGCGCAACGTTAAAATTCTTGGCCAAACAATTGATAACAGACCCTGACTCTGCGGCAGTTCTTACGGTTGCGGGTGCTGCAATGACAACTACAATCGGAACAAATTCTTTAAGTGCAACCTTTGTTATAGCAGGTTCTGATACCGAAAGCCTTGAAAGCGGCTTAAGCTTAATTTACGGAATTCAGCGCTCAATTGGAACTCAAGACGTTGTAGTAGAAGAAGGTAAACTTAAAATAGAAGCCTCGGTCATTGAATAATGGATTATAGCAAATTGCGAGAACGAATTATCAAAGTGTTGGCAAGCGAATTAGGGGTCTATACTTTTGCTAACAATACCTCTGTTCCCGCGATTGCTATCGCTTCAAACAGGCCTTATCCACAGCCCGGAACAAATATCACGGGATTGGAAGTGGTTATTTACCCTCGCATTTCAACCAAGATTAGATTTTTGTTGGGCGGAACATTGCTTGAGCATGAAAGTAGGTTGGTTGTGAATCAGTGGAATTTGACAAAAGATACAACCTTTGCTCACGATTTATTAGTTGCGAATCTTTGGGACTTAGTACAAAGAATAGGGCCTCGAATCTTGGCTGACGGGTCTATGCAAACAGTTGAGAGCCAATCGTTTTACTTGAAAGAATCTGCTGTCATCAATTGGCAGAGGTAATTGTGTTGATACTAATAATAGTACGGTTGATATTCTTAAATTAAATGGCTGTAAAACTGGCTTCTCACGCTCCGGTAGAAGGAAAGGCAACCGAGATATATGTTGCCGTCCTTCCCAAAGGTAAACGAACAAAACCCATAAAGTCTACGTTAACTGCAACGGCAGCCGCGAAGGGTGCAACTTCAATCACAGTCGCCGGATTGATTGGGATTATCCAGAAAGGCCAATACTTAATGTTTGTGGGAACTGATGGCGAAGAATTTCTCTGTCAAGTTAATACAACTACTGAGGCCAATGCAACCTCCCTAACTGTTGTAGTTTTACCTGAAGCAATTCCTACTGGCGCAATTGCCGAATTCCCTACCTATATTTGGGATAGAAAAAGTGCCGACCTTGACCGGAGTTACAATTTCTCTGGCGTGACCACGTTTAATACTGGTGGCTCTCAAGACGGTATCATCACAGGCGTTGAGAAAAAAATCTCGTTACCTGGCCTGTACTATTTTAAGAACGCAGGTTATAAAACAATCAAATGGTGTGCTGAGAATGACCGCGAATTTTGGATGATTCGCGAAATGCCCGCGCCTACTGATGGCTATACGGCAGGCGACCGTATTGAAGGCCCTGCCGTTTGTACTGGTATCAAGGAAGGCGCGCCGGACGATGGGTTCGTCAACGCAGATATGGATATAACCCTACTTGGGAAGATAGTTGAAACAGACCCAGTTCCCGTAGTTGTTTAAGCTTATGCGGCAATTTTTTAGGTGCTTGCGTTCCTTGGATGTATTTGCTTGTCATTGTTGGGCTACCGAGGGCAATGTACAGGTCGGAATTCTGTTAGTAAGAAAAACCAAAATCCAAGGAACCGTTTGCATTTTAAAAGATGGTGATTCTGTCAAACAAATGACGGTTCGATTACCTGACAGTTTAAATCTTGTGAATCTGAATATTGAGCTACCAATCAATCACTAAATTATGCCAGAAGATAACTTATTCCCGTTCAAATCTTATCAAGAAGACCCCGGCACTCACGCGGTATCCGATGGTATTGGCAATGAAATTATATTACCAAAATACGGTAGTTTAACCTGGATTGAGGAAGACTTACTTAACACGTACATCCTCAACGCAGAAAAAGATAAGGACGGTCAAAAGCTACCTATGAGCGCGGCTGAATCAGAAATTGTTTCTCAACTTTTGCAGTTTCGGGCTGGCAAGAAGCCAAACGAGTTTTTGTCGAAAGAAGAAGTTTTGGTTATGCCATCCAAAAGTGGTAAAGCTAAGCGTCCGATGTCATCGTTGTTAGTTCATGCCATCTATGAATATTTCACGATTGATGAAAAAAGTGGATGGAAAGAACGCAAGCTAGAAGTTCCTCCATCGCCAGAGCAGCAAGCTGAAATAGATGCTGTAGCCAAGCCTGAAAAAAAATAGATTGGGCTGGGTATTGGTGGAAGTTGCAATTCTATTTCCCCAATGATGCTCGATTTAATGCTGATAATTTTGCATATCAACCATTGACTTTCGTGTTTCAAGCCTTGAGGGCGATTGATAAACATTTACTAGAGAATGCCAATCAAAGTGCTATCCCAATCGCAGGTCTAGGAGTCGCAACCTTGTCCTCTCAGGGAGTTAAAAACCCAAAGATTGAATGGTTTAACCCTTACGCTAAAATGCTTGAAAGTTTTGATGAAATGGATGCCGGAATTCCAGGCTATGTATCTGAAACATTCTCTCAGTTATCGAAAGAAGGAAAAGTCCCAAGCTGGGCAACCAACTATTTGGAGATTGATTAATGTCACTGCAAGAATTGGAAAACAAAATCGAGCAAGCTTTTAAACAAACCTCTTTTCAGTTTGGGGCGGAGATGACGCAAGTTATTTCTGAACCTGGCGCTTTTCCAGATTACAGTGGCGATATCGTGGACACAGGAGCATTCAGAGCTAGTCAACTAACACTTTTCCCTACTAGGTTTCTCGCTGATTATATATGGGGTGTTAACTATGCAATCTACCTCCACGAAGGAGTAACTTACCGAAATGGAAGCAGTAGACCGGGCAGACCTTGGGCTTGGGAAGCGTTGAGACGGTTTGATTGGGAAAGGAAGTTTGCAGAAAACCTACGGAGGTTGTCATAAAGGTTCGCGAAACACATAAACAATTGATCTAGATTCACTACATTGAAACCTCTATTACTACAGTGGAAATCATTGGCTGGAACGCGACTAACGTTGACCTTGATTTATTTAGCAATTGTTTACAGCTATTGCTATATGTGTCTATCATATTAAGTACAATCAATATTGTTGCTTTTCTTTTCCTGTTGAAAAAAGTTAGAAAACTTGAAGGTGCTTATGCAATACTTGTCAAATTGGTTGATGCGGCGAAAACGAAGACTCAAGAAAACCAGAACAATGTAAACAAACTTCTTCGCAAAGTCGGACCAAATGCCAACAGTATTGAAATGCTTCAACAGCAAATGGCTTTAGTCCATGAACTATTAGGAACGGTCATGGGTGCTAGTGACTTCATCGCGGGTGGATATAATTCACCCGCAGACCGAGTAGAAGGGCTAAGAGAAAAGCTTAAATGGGAGAGAGAAAGACGACGACTAAATCAAGTTAACGAGTCCGATTTTTATGAGGGTTGAGATAAATGAAGCAGTTATTTTTAGCGGATTATGTAATTGTCACTATGGCGACAAGCGCTATATTGATAATAATTAGTTATATGCTTTTGACCTGGACAAATAAAACAATCCCAACAGACTTAATCGCATTGCTTGGTAGTTTTGGTGGAGGAAGCGTTATGTCTAGTGTATTCAAGGTGACAGGTCTTAAACAAGAATCAAAAGTAAAACTATCAACCGTTGATTATGCGCTGGTAGGCTTAGCCATTGCTATGGTAACTGCGGTTATCAACTACAACTTGCTAATATGGACAGGTCGCGAAATCCCCTCTCAGATGATAGTTGCAATCAATACTATGGTGACAATAGTAGTATCTGGAACAACTTTCAGAAATTCTAACACCGTAAAAGATGACTCAATAGAAGACATTGACAACAATAATTAAAATCGTAAAATTTTACAGATTTAATTCTGAAGAACAGTGCCAGAATATCAAGTTTCTCAAGTATTGGAAAATCCAGAGGTCACCTTACAAGAATTGCTGTATGCTTTAGAAGATATGTCGATTCAATATGGGTACATATCGGGAATGGCGGCACATGGATTAAGGGAAAATGCTGAAGCTGACCTAGTAAGAACTCTCTGTATCATTAAAATAATTAAACTACGAATTCATAAAAAAGTTAAAAAGTTCAATTACCGTGAGAATTTATGACTACTAACAAGCTGTTAAATGTTGACCACTTTGACCAAAATGATAACGATTCTAACTTGTTTGGGCCGGGTTCGAGACAGTGCTGCATGACAGCGAATGCGGGGGCTGCAAATTACATTTTGAAGCGTCACGGATTAGAGTCATTGACTGAGGCTGCAAAACGTTTAGGCTACAGCGAGGGAGAGTCCTATTATGGGAGGATTTTAAACACTTTTGGCGACACTACCGACCATACAGCGAATACAAAAGCACTTGCAGAACTAGGGCTGGAATCATACTTCAGCACGTCGCTAAATATTGACCATGTAATCGCCTCCATTGACGCAGATATGCCTATGCCAGCGGGACTTATTTACAAGAAAGACGGACATATTGTTTGCATAGTTGGATACGATAGAAACACCAAGCAAATCATTGTAAATGACCCATACGGTGTCCGCGAAGGTGCTCAGAACTTCTATCGGAAAATAGGGGGCTATACTGGCAAGAATGACCGCTACAGCTTTGACTTGATGCGTCAACTTTGGGCTAATCCGAGCGATGGCTGGGGACGGATGTTTACTCGCGTTAACGGCAAACCTACAGGACTGTGAATCTGTACGCAAAAACCCGCAACTGACTAGCTAGTTGCGGGGCTTCTTTATTTCTCAAGGTGTTGAGCAGTACAAGGTGCTAGGCGTTAATAGTGAGCAAATGTAGGTAGATGCTGCTCAAAGCCCTTGACCCGCACACTGAAGCTATTCTCAGCGTCACTTAGGGTATCCCAATAGCGGCCTGAGTTGAAGCCACCAGTCTGGATATCGTAAAAATGAGTTACCCACTGTTCGCCCCATGTTCTGAGTGTCACATAACCGGACGCTTGTCCGCCGCCGCCAGGGACGGGATGAGATTTGAGAATGCTCTTAGCTTGGATGAATTCGGGTGTTAATGGTGTCATCTTGCGGTGTTAAGTAGGTGAACAAAGGGGATTACTCCCCATTGGATTAATAAATGTCAGTTGCTTGATTCTTGATGAATAGCTTCTCCCTCCGACTGTCAAGCCAACAGGCTAGGCAATATGTCTCTTGGCTGGCTAACAACTGATTGAGCCAATAACCGTCTAGGTCGGCGGCGTTACCCTTGAGGGAGTCTATTGTCGCTAAGGGGACAGAAAAAGAGTGGCCGTTCTCTAGCACTTCATTTATTACGCGCTTGTAACTCCAAATCTCGCCATTGTTGGTTTTATGCTCATCTCGGACGCGCTCACCTTTTGCGTTGTAAGTTACAAGGAAGTCACCCGGACTGTAAGTATACTCTTTTTGGGGTAGTCGCCCACCAAGCGATACCAGTTCGACAAGCTTAATGTAGTTAATTGTGACTGATTTACTATTGTTATAAGCCGCTTTTACCCGGCCTGTAACTGTCACTAAGTCGCCTAGCTTCAACCGAGATTGAAGGGTGTCGCCGACAATCTTATGTTCACCCTGTCTCTGCACTTTTTCAATCCAATCATTTTCTTCACAGGTTACAACCGCAATTGGGCAACCAGCCGGGCAACTAATCGTAACTTTAACGCTAGAGGAGTAAAACTGCACCATCCGACCGTCATTGGCTTGCAACGTAACTTTGAGTGCTTTGGCATATTTTTCATTGGCGCTGTAGTCAATACCGTAAACGGTCGCTTCTACTAACTTAGCTTCTGTAACCGTACCTGTGAATTGCTCGGTCTTTGTTGTGGTTTTCGTGGCTTGCATGGTTTTAGTGTGTGGTAATTTGAAGTGGTTAGAATTGAGCGGGGCTAATTAAGCCCCGATTGCTATTAGTTAGTCAATGTCGTCAATGGCAATGCCGTTGCATTCAAGTTGTTGGTCAAGGTTAAAGCCTTCCCAGTTTCCTGTTAGTTCATCGCCTGATTTTAGAGCTTCAACACCCCAACCGCCTCCAACTGCCCAGTAGAGTCCAGCTTTGTCTTGACCCCATCGGAGATGCCATCCTTTAACGTCGGAACGGCTAGCAATAGCTTTGCCAATTTCTATTCCTATTCCCGTCAACTCTTGAATTATGATTTTGAACTGTCTGCTTTGAACGGGGCGGTCAGGAAAAGAAGTATCGCCAAAAACAAGTTTTTGGTAGTCTTTCGTTTCAGCTTTAGCGCATGACTGAGTACGCTTGGACTGCTTTACAACTTGCGGAATTTCGACTTCAGTTTGTGTAGCCCATTCGTCTTCCTCGTCTTCCATAAACTTGAATTTAGCGTCAATCGCCGATTTAAATGCAGCGACTTCCTTTAATCCAAATTCATCAGACAGCCCGACTAGGCACAACCTGTCAAGAACCTTATCAATCGCTACCAATGCAGCGTCGCAGGCAGGCTTAACTGACGCTAGCAGTTCTCGACGGTCTTGCGCTTCCGCTAGCTTGGATTGCAACTCGGCAATCTCTGCGTCAATTTGAGCAAATTTAGCTTGAGTGTTCATTTGGTTTTCGTGGTTCAGTTCGGTGTGTGTCGGGCAGTGGTTTACTTCCCAACTAATAACAGTATAGGCTACTCGACTAGGATTGTCAAGCATTTTGTAAAAGTATTTTGCCGACACGCTGAGAACGTATGCGGGGTAACGGTTTCGATGGATAAGCTTAGCTGGTTACAATGCTCTTAGCTTGGATGAATTCAGGTGTTAATGATGTCGTCTTGGTTGAGTAATGGTTAACAAGCTGGAGGACTGAATTCCCCCAGCTTGTGTGGATTGAATCGGTTGACGCGCTCTAGGTCGCTTGCACAGTCTTAGTGATAAGTTTTTCAAAAAACGCTAGCTCTCGATTTACACCTCTCAGATTTCCTGCAACTAATTTTTCTCCCACGGACAATGGCGTGACAGGTTTGCTCCGACGTTCCAAGTCAATCTTAAGCTTCTTGAGATGCTCTACATATTTAATACGTGCTTCCGATGACACTTCTAATGGTGGATAATTCACACCAAAGCAGATTCCTCCTACGTGCTGATGGCACTTAACCTCGTACCCGTGATTGACTATTTTCCCGTTTAACAGCTTGGTGTTCTGCGCGCATATCGCGCAAGTTCCCGTATTCTCTAGCGTTCGAGACGGGGCTTTTACTACGCTTACCTTGCGAACATTTTCTATGTGTGTGGCGACTTCTTCAAGCAAAGGAATAATTTTCGCCCACGAACGAAGAACTTCTAAAACTTGACCGTTCTCAGTTTTGTTGAATTTCTTACTTTCTAGTTTTTTAGTACAAGACTCTAAGTACGCCCAATAGGGAGGGTTAAGATTGTACAGAGTCGTATCGCAAATAGCTTCTTTGAACTCGTCACTAAACCGACGATGAGCTAAATCTTTGAGGTCTTTGAAGTCTGATTTATTACATTCCTTACCTGATAGTATTAAGTGTAATTTCATTTTTACCGATTCTGATTCTTTCGTCATTTGGTTTTCGTGGTTCAGTGTGGCGTGTCGGGCAGTGGTTTGCTTCCCAACTGTTATCAGTATAGGCTACCCGATTAGGATTGTCAAGTGTTTTCTAAAAGTATTTTGCCGACACGCTGAGAACGTATGCGGTACAACGGTTTCAGTGGATGGGCTTAACTGGTTACAATGCTCTAGGTTGCTTGTCGGGAGCGAGTGAGCTTTATCTGTTTATCGCTTTTCGGTCAATGGTGTCAACTCTTCCGATATTTCAAATACTGTACTTTAGCCCAATCTTCTTCAGGGTCTAATTTTCTGCGGTTTCCTGCTTCTTCAATAAACGCCCACTGACTGTAATTGATTTAGCAATATCTGGCATTGCCGCCACCTGTAGGCAATTGCAATAGAAGACGACGATAAGCAGCCCAAGATAATCTAACCTCAGCGATTAGATTATCTTGATACGGGCGGAGTTCGTAGGACTGAGATGTTGCTGTCATCAATACTTTGGCAAAATATAAGAACCGTTGTCAATCCAGTCTTTGATACTCCCCATGCCTAAAGGCGAGGGGATTCTTGAAGAGTCCAGAGTCGGATTTTCAAAGGCGCTATCAAGTCGCCGCTACTGATTCCACTAAGATTCAATCCCAGTTTTACCGCTACTTTTTTGATAATATTGGCTGCGCCGTTGCAATCGGCATTGATTTTTGTACCATCTGCTGAACGATACAGTCCGCGAGTTACTCTTTTCCTGATTCTTTCCACCCTTCAGGTTTTTCACCGAACTTAGGTAGTGAATCATTATCGAGAAAACTGGCTTTTGAGGTATATGCTTCTTCGGTTTCTACAAACTTAATTCCATGCTGTTGGCATAACTGAGATATCCTGTCTTTCAGTCTACCCGTGGGAATTTGTACGAATTTTTGATTAGTCTTTTTACCCATATTTGCACGTTGTTTCTGATCTTTATTCCACCCGAAAACTACGGTCTCTATTTGATTTTTAAGGCAGTGGTTAATTACAATTCTCGCTGCTTTGTTTACTGCATCTCTAATTTGTCTATTCCTTTTCTCGGTAATCCTGGCTAATTGATTTGACCAGAAACCTTGGGGTTGATTCTTTTTCAAGACAGAGATTCGCTTGTTGTACCATTGATTCAAGGACTTTAGGTGTAGCCCATCAATAATGAAAGAAGTTCCCACATTGGATACTCCTGTCAACCAGTTATTAATTCCGTGGTCTAATCCCAGTACACGACCTGGACTAACATCTACAGCCAATTCCTCTGTTCGATACACAAATTCGGCATAAAAACAGCGATTTTTGGGGAGAATCCGAATTTCAATCAATTTCTTGTAATCCAAATTTGATGGCATCGGCAAAAAGAATTCCCCAACTCCAAACCAAAGCTTGACCTTGCTACCCAACGGAAAGCGTAGTAGTCCGTTTTTGAATTTGACATCAGCTTTGGGGAATGTTACTAATTTCAGAGAATCTTTTCTGTATCCCGGCAATCTTGGATGCTGTGTGACAGTCCCAGATTTAATTCCTTTTAGTAGCCCAATGTACGAACTAAAAGATTCGGCGACGCTGGTTAAAGTTTGCTGCGCGACATGAGAATACAGAGCTTTAAAATGCAAATTTGATTTGAACATTTTATGGAAATCGTATTTTCCAGGAATCTTACCAGTCTTGAAATACAACTGACGACCATAGTACAGCGCACAATTCGCCAACTTATTTGATTCACCACATACAAACTCTAAAATCGCCTTCAGACTAGAATCGGGACTAATTAAGTTTTGCTGGCATCCGTAATTAGACATTTTTTTGATTCTCGATATACTGCTTAACGACGGATAACGGTGCACCACCAACCGTTGCAACGAAATAACTATTTGTCCAAAGAGTTGGTAGTCGGCTTTTCAACCAAGGAAATTCTTGCCTCAACAGTCGAGATGAACGCCCTTTCAGGTATCTAATTAATTTTGCAATTCCGAATTGTGGGTCTACTCCTACCAGAATGTGGACGTGATCTGACATGACTTCCATTTCTAGTAACTCAGCATTGAATTCAGCACAGACTTCTTGTAGAATCGATTTCAGGCGAATATCTACACCGTTAATCAACACAGACCTACGATACTTAGGACACCAAACAATATGGTAGTTACAAGAGTATATTACATTGGCATTGGATTTGAGTTTTACTTTCATACCCGCAGTATACACGAACGAATCTGTATATTGCGTATTGAAATGTAAAGAAATATTCAATGCGGTTGAAACCGCTGCCGACTTTTCCCCGTGTCTAAAGCCAGGGGCTTGCGTCTCGCACTTCTGTCAAGCGTATCAGAACATCGGCTGAGGTATGTCCATCCCATTCCGGCGCACACTCCTTATAGTCCAACCTGTCTTCAGCAATTCTCAGGTACTTATTAGGCAGATGATATGTAATTTGCTTACCTTCTTCTATCTCAACGCCAGCAATAAACCAGCCGCTCCACTCAGACCCGTCACTATGCTTTTTAGAATACCAAGCATTATTAACCAACGTTAACAATGCGAGAAACAAGGTGCAGCGATGGTCGTACAATTCATTAAAAGTGTGAAACCCGTCTGACACTTCACCAACTTCGGAAGGTAGAATTAATTTGTTTTCTGACATAATACTTATGGACAAAGTACGTTTAGAGCTATTTACCAGAAAACTGGGTAAAAGCCCCGTCTTTCAAGACGGCTAAAATTACAATTATTCAAGTCTTTGCCTCATATAAACAACTCGGTAAGTGGGAAACTCAGTCACTTTAGTGCTGAGAGGGAAACGACCCGGCGGTTTCAATCGCCTTGAATCTGACTTAATTTGAGTAAGCATAACCATCCTTTTTATGAATTGCTGAACAATACTTGTGGCTAATACCTTGAACTAATGTTGACGCAGAAATATTGAAACTGCCAGTAGAACGAACAGCAACTCGCCCGACATAGGTTCCGATTTTCTTCCCACTGGTTACAATCGCTTTCACGATGTCGCCAGTCTGGAAACCTTGGACAAACTTGAACCGAGGGACATAGCGCGATGGGAATCCAAACTTGTCAGTTCTACACATCTGCCTAGAACCATGACCAGTTGCCTTGATGAGCAAAGGTTTTTTGGTTAGGACTTTTAATGTTTCTACTTCGCCGACACAAGCCGCGTCTAGCCAATGAGTCTTAGGAAGATTGAGGCTCGCTCGATTGAATTTGGTTCTACCTCCTGAACCAGTGGTAACAGTTAATCCAGTAGTTTTAAGAGCGTTGAACAATGCCCAACGAGTAGAGTTAACCGCTGCTGCATCTTTTAGTGGACGCTTTGCTTGGGCAAGTACCTTTTTCAAAACATCAGGTTTCTTAGCTAAGAAAACCTTGATATCTTGAGTACCTTTCTTGATGTTGCAATGTTCACAGGCTAGGCATAGATTGGAGATACGATTCGAGCCACCTTTTGATTTAGGATGAATATGTTCTATCTGCAAGGAAATATTTTCTGTCTCACAGTAAGCACATTTCCTATCCCATTTCTCAAGTAGATACTCACGTACTTCGTAGCCAGAAAGAGTGCCTTGCTGGTACTCAATGCCTGATATTTCAGGATTCTCCATTTGCTGTAAGTCAAATCTCACAAGCTCCTGAGAAATCGAACTGATTGGAGCTAACCGAATAAACTTGTTTACCCAAGTCAGTGTAGTTAATACCCGATGTGTTAGTGATGGAGCCAACCAACCCTTTGATTTAGTCCGGTTTAAGAATCTAGCGGGACGGTAGCGAGTATGGCGATTTCTTCTATTCCGGCGTAAAATCCTGCGAGACTCAAGGCTTGCTTTAATAGCTTGACCACGATGAGTTAGTTCAGCACCAAAGATAACTTTGTTCCCTTGAACTAAGGCTATCCCAGTTGTTTTAGAACCGGGGTCTATTTTGAGTTCAATGGGTTCTGGCGTGGCGATTACCTCTTTTTTGAGAATGATGGTGAATGGATACATACGGAATACCGCAGCTTGACCCGACGTTAGTAATTTCCTTGCTACCGAGGGATGACATGGACTTAACGGCTGCTTATTTGAATCAATGACTAATGTGTAATTTGACATTTCTGCCTTCTCTAATTGCTTAGGTTATGTTAGCTTCGCCAATGTTTTAAGAGCTTTTTAGACCTGCAACACTGTTTCAGTGACTTTAAAACTGTTTAATTGCAGACGACAGGGCAAGGAACTAGCTTCGCATTCCGGGGTGTCGTGACTCAAAAAACGTAGTCAGTTAAGACTTAGGCTGGTCAGGATAGCTTGCTTCAACTTTCGTCTTACAAGCTCAGTGTCTTTAGACCTGAGTTACTGACAATAGTCTTCATCAAAAATTGTCCTATCTTGCACTCGTGCAATGTACGCCCGTCGTGCATCGTGTGCCAGTATCGCGTCCCGTGCTTTGTCCTCCTCTACATCAACGCTCAACTCCCCAAAGTCTAGGGCTAACGAATAAGCGTCTTCTACAGTCTTCTTTTTTGACTTTTTAGGTGCATTCTTATCCTTAGCACGTTTTTCGGCTAGCAATTTCTTTTGTGCCTGTAACTGTGCTACCAATTCCGCTCTTTTTTGAGCTTCCCTTTCTTGTTTCTGTATCAACTTCCAATGTTCACCGACTGAGGTTTTGCGAGTGCGTTCTATTGCTGGAGTATTGACAAAGCAGTCATCGCACCAAGCGTCAAGTTGTTTTGGCGGGATACTTTGATACGGATTGGAGAAAACTCCACATTTGCTACACCGCTTAATTTGTACCTTGCTGGCTAACTGCAACTGCCAGTTAATTTCTTCGATATCTTCAGGTTGCGGTGAGTCGCTACTAGATAGTTGCAACTGCTGGTTAATCTCAATGCTTTCGGATTGCGGTGAGTCGCTATTAGGGAGTAATTGCATGACATTGAGAAGTGGTAAATATTACTATTATAGCTAACGCTATTAATCTTGTCAAGATATTCAATTTCAATTTCAATCCAAAACAAAAGAGCGAGATTGTTCCCACTCTTTTGCCCTACCAGATAATTATCCTGTTTGGGTTTCCCCGCATCTTTCGATTTTTCAGGATTGCTGTCTTACGACTAGCTTCAAGCTGCTTTCGCTACACTCGCTTTTATGAGTCAAAGCTCACAGGTAATGGGGTGAAAGCTCCCTACCTTTATATTACTAAGATAACATGATATACTGAGTTTGCAAAGCCCTTCGCAAAAGATTTTCAATTATGCTCACACTAGAATTTAAATGTTTTCCGTCTCTCGAACAGAAAGAAAAAATAGAAAAGTGGTTACAAATTTCTAAGTCTGTGTGGAATTGTGGATTATCAGCCTTAGAAGATTTTGAAACAAATTATTACTACTACAAAGCTACAAACGGTTTAGATGGTAAAGAGAGTGGCGGGTACGCTCCATGCTGTCGATTACCTTGGAAGTATTGGAGTCACCTTGTGGATGAGGAAGGTGCAATCGTGTCAAAAGACAAAAGTAAGTCAACAATCCAAGCGCCCTACAGTGTTATTTACGATGATAAGTCTCATTGGTATATCCGAGAGTTGAAGCGGGTAAAGGTTCCGCAGCCAGCAGAGAAGAAAGAATCTTGGGGCTGGCAGAACTCAGAACATGGGTCGGTTACTGGTTACAGTTGCCCTTTGTCGGTTGACTTCACTGAAACGTTGATTTCTAAGCCTGGTTTGCAACAGGCGGGCGGGTTAGGTCAAGTCATCAAAGGGGACGTTTCAATCCCTAGTAGGGTTTAGGTTGATTGCGACGTTGATGTTTGTGCAGCACATGATTGCTAGTCTGAGTTTCAATCCCTGATAGGGGTTTAGGTTGATTGCGACCCAAACTCATTCACCTACAACCGGATCCACTAGACACGTTTCAATCCCTGATAGGGGTTTAGGTTGATTGCGACGAGTTTTGTTAATTAGCATTATTTAATTTGCTCCAGTTTCAATCCCTGATAGGGGTTTAGGTTGATTGCGACGGCAAGCTATTAGCGTCGTCTGCGAAGAAGCCACGTTTCAATCCCTGATAGGGGTTTAGGTTGATTGCGACTCACACAAGGCAAGGATAAAGCGGCACTGTACTGGTTTCAATCCCTGATAGGGGTTTAGGTTGATTGCGACCGCAGACGTGTGAAATCGTTGGTGTATCTAGTTGTCAAGATTGAGTTGCGTCAAGCCGACTCCCGCAATTGCAAAAGTGTTATGGAAAGATTGAATATTATTTAGTTTTCGTGGTTCGGTTAAGTCTATTGTAATCGAAGATGCGAATCCTGTCAACTCAATTTTCTAATAAAAAAACCCGCTTTCGCAGGCTTGGGATGAAAACCACTTCAAATGAAAACACACTAAAACCGCTACTCACTGCACGCAATTGCCGTAAACGTATCGATTGATTTAATAATAGCAGGTTGATTAGAATACGTCAAGTATTAAAAAAACCCGGTGTGACTGCCGGGTTGGTGGGTAAGATTTGAGCGTATTAATTGCATTTAATCAAGCCACTCAAGGGAATAACTGTTAGTTCTGAATACAACCGGAAAGACCACAAGTATCGCCCACTTGCGGAACTCTTTAGCCTCTGGTTTTTCATTTGAGGAAACTAAGACAAGCATTCCAGACTCTGAAATTACCGACATATCTTGATTGCCTTCAAGGGTGTCCACAGAAGCAATACTTTTCTTGCCTTCACCTAAAAGGCTCAATGCTTGACTAACATTTTCAAGACCTAAAATGACACAAACGTCATTAGCCACAAACCAAGGCAGTCCTTCAATAGTAACTACTCGAACTTGTTGAGTATTAAAGTCAAACTCTGTTAGATTAGTCATAGATGTTGTACTTCTTTTATTAAAAGTAAAAATAGAGTTCTACAATTTACTCTAAATTTAACTTGTTTTTCATCCTCGCCAATTTACCGTCAACCAAAGCTTCTTGGTTGTCAATCCATCCCCGCGCCTCGATTCTTGACTCTTCCGTATTAAAACAGTAATCACCCTCAGATAACAAGATGTCACCGAAATATATTGAGTAACTACACGTGTAGTATTCGTTTCTCATTGCATTAACCTTAATAGTACACAGTTTGTATTGAGACACAGAAACTTCGTTTGTTGCGTTACAAAGAGACAGGCGACCTCTTCTCTTGAGGTTTTCAATTGCAGCGTTATTCACAGCCGCAAGTATAACTGTTGGTAATGACCGAAACATTTCAGATAACATAGATTTAAATTGACCTTCACTAGGGGTTAATGTCTTTGAATCTGCGGTTTTGTGCTATCCAGTAATCTAACGCTACTGGCACATTGTTGGGCATCGGCGGTATTGAATTATGTTAGCAATACGATTAACCTAAGTCAAGAGTCTTGTGTAAACTATTTCCAAACTAACTTAACTGTGATAAAATTAACTTGTGTTGAGCGGTTGCACTGTGTCTTTGCCCGCAACCAAGCGCTTTGAGACTGCTCTCACATCAAAAAGCAACCCGCCGACAAACGAATTGCTTTTTGAGTTTATTTTTCCCGTACATCCTAACTTTGTTGAAGTTTTAGCGAAACAAACAAAATTAGGGCTAGCCGTAAATCGGCATCTGTAACTTATATGATAGCTTATACTTTGCCTCTTGGCAACATCTTTCTCGAAAACCTTGAAACTTTTTTCTGTAGCTCTAGCTTAGCACAATATACTCAAGGTAATCAAGTAATTGGGGGTATATTGTGAGTAACAAAGTATCACTCGATTATCTTTTGTATAATGACCTGATAGTGAAATCAGGCATTGATGAGGATATTGCCCGTTTGAATTTCCTTGCCTCACAAGGCCTTGCGACCTACGGACTCCTCTACGGCGAAACAGATAAAACGACTAATAGCGATAGCAGCGGTGGCAGCAGTGTAGAGGCGGCCCGCAATCTTGCTCGTTGTACTGGGAGTGCTGGGTATACGCTAGGCAACAAATTTTATCTACCCGCAGATTTAGCCGGAGATACCAAAGCGGCCAGATTTGGGATTATCAAAGAAAAAGGTATTTACTGGTCTGCGGGTCAACCTGCGAGGGGATGGACTTGCAATGGCCGATTTAAACAACTTGATGGGATACCGCTTGGCTACAAGCAAAAAAAAGAACGCAAAGGATTTGGCTTGGAGCCCCGAACATACTTCCAGCCTAAAGGGGAGCCATTAGAAATCTTCTTTCCTTTAGTAAATGAAAGTATTGGGAAACTGATACTAGCCAAGGCTAATTTGCCTGTACCAGAATTTCCTGTAATTGGGTTACGGGGAGAATGGATTGATTTTTGGGATTTGATACTTAATAATCATTGCCCAATTGTAATTACTGAAGGTGAAAAGAAAGCAGCAGCGGTAATCAGTCGCGGGTATGCAGCAATCGGATTACCAGGAATAAACACCGGGTACAAAGTTACCGAACGCGGCGAGAGCGTCACAAAAGCTGATGGAACACAATATCAAAGAGCAACTGCACGAGAACTCCACGAATCACTCAAACCGTTTGACACAGAAGGTCGTGCAATAACAATTCTCTTCGACTACCGAACTGGGGATTATTCACAAAGTTCAGAATTCAAAGCGACCAGCACTTTAAGCAAATTATTCAAAAGTGCAATTGTTAAAGTTGCACTTTTGCCAGGCCCGGACAAAGGTGCTGATGATTTTGTAGTTGGGGGCGGTAATCTTGCCAAGGTAATTACTGATGCTCAAGATTGCCGAAAACTGGAAATAAAAGCACAGTGGCGGCGTTACAGGAATTACATTCCCGATTACATAATCAACTCCCGATTCTTTCATGCACCCGCACCAGCCTCCGGCACAATTACAGCCATTAAAAGCGGTCTAGCAACGGGGAAGACTCAATGGCTCAAAGATATCATTGCCAGCAATCCAGAAGGCAGAATCATTGTTTTGGGGAGTCGGAATGGGCTGTTGCTCCAGACAGCCGAAAAATGCGAGTTTTACCACCTTGATGCTCACAATGGGTATTTGATGTTTCGTGACCCTAACGCCCGCCTATGCCTGTGCTTTGATTCGCTGCTCAAACTTCCTCCTGATATTTTTGAAGGCGCGACAATCATTCTGGATGAAACCGAAAGCGTTATCAGGCACTTACTAATGTCCCCGACTCTGAAGCATAATAGGGAAGCGATTAAACAACTATTCGCTCAAGCTTGTCAAGATGCTAGCCGAATAATTTTGCTGGATGGGCATCTAACAGATTACACAGTTGGTGTGATTGCAAAGCTCGCGGGCAACAAGCCAATCACAAAATACCTGAACGAATATAAAGGCAATTGCCCGAAAGTTAGCGTTTACCAAACTGAAAAGGCAACTGCGACAGCAGCCGAAAAACAGGACTTTATTAATAGAATCCTAGCCTCGGATTGCCCAGTAATTGCCACAGATTGCTCTGTAGCCGAATCAGAAGCCATTGCCTTGAGCCTAACCGAGGTAAAAGGTAAAGGCCTTTTAGTATGCTCAAAAAACTCAAATGACCCTGAAGAAACTGCCTTACAAACCAACCCCGACGCCCATCTTGAAAAAGAAATCCTGAACTGGTTTGCTTACACGCCTACACTTGAGAACGGGCTTGATATTAGCACGTCTGGAAAGTTTTCGGATGTATTCGGATTGTTCTGCGGGAATCTGGGGATTAATTCACTAATCCAGATGTTACGGCGTGTAAGGCATCCTATCAATCAAATCTCGGTTCTTTGCCCTCAAATTGGGCTTAGCAGCAGTGACGATAAAAAGTCGTATTACGATAATCAAATCAGGCATCAAATAGAAGCTACTATTTCTATTGAAAGCACGTTGCTATGCCCATCAGAGTATGAAGAAGCTGTCAGGGCTGACATTCTCCGGCAATTGGACGACCCGCTATTTTACGCCTATTGTCACTACAAAGCTCAGGAGAATTTAGAGAAATCCAATCTAAGAGAATTCTTGATAGAAGCCTTGATAGACGGCGGATACGAGGTTAATGAGCCGATATTGAATGAAGATGAATCAGGCGACCATGCTAACAAAAAAACTGCCTGCAAGGAGCAAGAATCACAGGAAATATTCGACTCTCCTGATATCGCACTAGAGGAAGCTCAAGAAATATCTCGCAGAAACAAAGCAAGGTGGCCCGAAAGATGCCAAGCTGAAAAAGCGTTTCTCAAAGCAAGATTGCCAGCAATTGAAAATACAGAACTGTGGAAATGGGAATTTGTACACAGAATTCGAGGTAAGGATAGTTCCCTATTATCTCATTTAGAGAATTCTTGGCTATTCCACAATCCAGAGGATGCTGAATACTTGCAGAAATCTAAATGGGAATCGGGCGGGCTTGAATCCTTCCTACCTGACCACAGCACCCGCTGGCTGAAACTCCAAGCACTTCGCGAACTCAACATAATACAATTCCTAAATCCTGCTGACGCTTCTTGGACTAATGAATCAATAGAAATTAAAAAGCTCTTGAAAGGTGGAGAGCGCAAAGGCATTCGGAAAATACTGGGGGAGCCGGGCAAGGACGGCATCAAGTACCTTAATAAATTGTTGGGGCTGATAGGAATAAAGTTGATGTCCAGACGGACGCGGGGAGGAGACGGGAAACGGGGATATGAGTATTTCTACCAGCCGGAGGTAACGTGGAAGGAAAGCAAAACCGGTCTGACCCGTATATGCTCCTTGGCTGAAAATTGGCACGAACTTTTTGACTTGACAGCAGCCAGGATGAGTCAAAAAACTGAAGCAAAAAGAGCATCTGTAAAATCGGCTGAAACCGCTAGTCCGTCTAGTGTTGGGGCTGGCCTAGATACTCCTATTTTTATTAATAATCAAATAGGAGTATCTAGGACAGCATCAGCTACCCAAACAGAGCCATCGACTAACCCCCAAAACCCCAAATCCTCCGAATCTATCGGCAGGATGGGCTGGGTGAGTCGATGGGGGAAATGGGTGAGAGCAGGCTTTGTGGCAGCCACGGACGACGCGCAGTACCGGATGCTGATAGAGCAAGTAGGCGAGGTTCTGGCCTGGCCCGACAAGATTCGATGGGAGGTGCCCCTTGAAGTTTGAGTGCTGACTACCGTGGTATAATTAAAATGCCTCTCGCGAGTTGGTGTTGAAAGCACCGAAACTCCAGAGACTTTAACCTCTAGTAAAGGTCAACTAAATGAATATAACACGTGATGTGTCTGGCGTTCCTGTATCTCAGCGAGTTGTAGATGGCTACATTAACGCTACTGCTATGACAACAGCCTATCGAAAGGCTACCGGACAGCGAAAAGATGTGGCTGACTGGCTGCGAAACAAACGAACTCAAGAAACATTAAAACATCTCAACTCAAATACAGGAATTCCCGTATTTGAGTTGCACCAAGTGTTTGAAGGTTCTCCTGAATTAGGGGGAGGCACTTGGCTACATCCAAAACTTTCGGTCAGGTTTGCCATGTGGCTTAGTGACGATTTTGGGTTTCAAGTTGAAAGTTGGGTTGAGCAGTGGATGACGACCGCTCAGAATCCAGTAGTTCCGCAATCCGTTTCAACTTCAGCCGAACTTCCCGTCATCATGCCCACAGAGCAGGAATTGGCTTATATGCGGTCAAGAGCATGGGAAAAGGCAGAAATGATGGGCGTTCAAGTGCCAGTGAAAATCAAAAAAGGTGTCGGCTACAGGCGCGCTATTGACATCGTGCGTGAGTTGACGGAAGCCGCTCAATGCGATGTGATTTCTTGGTAGTCGATATTTATGGTCAACTCAAAGCTAAAGTGTAATGACCGGAAACTTCCATGACTACGGAAACTGTCGGATTGCTGTCATTCAGACAATGAAACGACACAAGGCACAAAGATTGCGAACACTCGCCTACCGCTTCCACATTTGGATGCCAGAGGGACACCAGTACATCAGCAGGAAGTCCGAATCCTTGGCGACGGAGAACGAAGCTCTAGCAGCAGCTCAGCAGATAATTGATACAATCCTTACATTTATAAACAGACATGACTAACACTTGGCGCGATTACAGAAGCTTCAAGATAACAACAAATAAGACCTACGAAGAGGCGCGAGACAGAATTGCTAGGGGTTTAACTGAGCCAGTAGTTACTGGGCATTATTTCTATGTTTGGCGTCGTTGTAATCCTGAACAGGGTTTTCAGGGGTTTTGCCGAATGCTAGACTTGCCCATTGTAGATTATCCTACTGAATCCGAGGCGGTGATTAAGGCACAAGAGGCTATTGACGAGATTTTGAAATACAATTAATTATGAGTTGCCTTCCCGAAAATACTCGACTTGGCAAACTTGAGTATGTAGATATTTTCAATCAATACGATAATCAGCCCGTCTTCTTCTCCTGTCGAAATCAGGACGAACAAAACTATCTTGGACTTTGGGTAGATGAAATAGACGATGGCAACAGGTGGCTTTACACAGCTATTTCACCGACCAAATTGAAGTGGCTGAAAAAGGGAACGATTGACATTAGAAGCGCATTTACTGAAGCAGTGAATGGGTTTATTTACGACGTTAGAACCGATAAAAAGGGTATTTCAAACGTAAAGATGTTGAGTTGTTTTGCTTTGACTGATGAATTACTGCCTGTATCTGGCGAGTTTTTGAAGTACAATTAATCTTGTATCCACTTACTCAGCACAGATGCCGTCAGGACAGTCAGTACCAGGCTTGACTTGGTGATAAACTACAACTGGTTTGTTCATAGGTTTTATTGTCATGGTTCTCGCGCGGTTCTATTCGACCGTACCGCAGATTGGCGAAAAACATCAGCTATTGCCTATTTGAGTTAGACTGACTCATCGCTAATGTGTGCGATAGCTTTCATCGCTGCGCCGTCGCCATTGTCACGGTCGTACCCCCATGTGTCGAGGGTGTCGGAACTCAGATTAACTTTCATCACGCGACCCATTAAATAATCAAAGCAGGTATCTTTCTGTAGTATTGCAGACGCTTCCTGAACGGTCATTGTCTCAGATTTATAATGAAGGATGCCCATACCCAGTGGTCTTGAACTGTTGTAGAGAGCTGCTAAGATTTCAGCTTTTTTCTTTCCAGAAATATCGAGAAGTGCCATGTTACTAATTGGTAAAGTGAATTGCGTAGATGTCGCACTATTTACGCTTGTTTTAAATTGTTATTGCGGTTCTATTCAGCCGTACCGCAGATTGGCGCTGATTACTACATATCGATTTGTGGCTGCATTAACTTCACTCTGTCTAGTCCAGCCCTGAGTGCCATAGCTTCGCTGCGTTCATTTCTTGCCAAGAATCCAGCGCTAGACTTTTGGACGCAGAGCCATTTACCTTGGCTTTCTTCAATTGCGTATATACCTGCTTTTGCAGACTCGAGTCTGAGTTGTTCGACTGACTTCATGGTTTCTTTACTATTGAATTTGCTCGAAATCGTTGCAATCATGACTCGCGTGAGCCAGTCTACCATCAGCCAGCTCTAGTTCGCTACCGTCAGGTTGTGGACAAATTTTGACTGCACAGATAAGAACCTTAGCCTCTATAGGCTGTCTGTACTCTCTTTTGTATTCACTGGGTGACCCTATTAGACCGCTCCAATATTTACAGTCACAGCATTTTACCAATGGCTCTGTCTGAGTGTTTAAAGTCCGCTCTTGTGGCTTTTGTTCTCTTTCGTAAAAATCTATCATTGGTCTTGAATTTACCTGAATGTATTCGATTGTTTTCATTGGTTTAAACTGAGTGACTAAGTTGCTGCTTCGCGTGCAGGCTTCTGTATCTCTCTTGTAAAACCCATCAAAGAAATCGTAAAAAAAGTCCATCACATCCTTCCACCGCTCCATAACGGAGATATTGTGATGCTTGGGATATTGCTCGATTTCTTCAAAGAATTGTAAAAGTTGGAATTGATTCACTGAATTTACCTTTTGGCTTAATGAGTGGTTTGCTGTTTCGCGTGTACCATGCGCGACCCGGTTGTGTGCTAGTTGACTTTATCCGCAACGGTTCCGTCAACAATTTGATAGCCCCACATGGGATACTTTTCAGCTAGTCGCTTTGCCATGTCAAACTCCTCCCAGCCACAGAGTTCAGTCAATTGTTGAAATCCAGAATGTTTCTCTTGTCGTTGCCGTTCTCGCAACAACTTCTTGTGTTCACCTTCGGTTGGGTGCTGTTCGTTGCTAAATGGTTTGACGTTTTTGATGTGGTGCATAACTTTCTAGTAAGGGATGTGCAGACAGTATGTAAACTACTATAGGCTACCCGCAAAGGTTTTGTCAAGTGTTTTGGGAAAGTATTTTTTTGGTATGACTCAAGCATATGCGACATACGCGTTTTGGCTGTTGTAGTAACAATGTAGCTGACGCTTGCACAGGCTGCATTTAATACACGCGCGAGCGGGTGCGCTCGGTTCTGTTATAACAAGGCTGGCAAAACAAAAACCACCCACAGCGGTTCGGACTGTGGGTGGCTTTTGTTGATTTTCCTGTTTGTTCAGCTAGGGTTCGTCAGGAATTGCCGCAACCCTGGCGAGATGCAATGCCAAGTCTTCCGTCACCTTACTTGCAATAATCCTAGTTCGTTCTCCGCAACTTTGATGAATTTCTCTAAGTGCAGTTTTTAGGTTTTTACCTTTACAGAATACGGTAACTAATTGATTGGCAATGTACTGTTGTCGCGGTTTTCGGAGTTGGCTGAGGCTTTGATGGGATAGAATCAGCTTTTTTAGGTCTGTCTTTATTTCTTCCATTTTTGCACCCTTAAGGACAAAGCTTCAACCCGTTCGCAATCACCGGGTTTAAGTTTTTGTACAATCGCGAGCTACTTGGATCAGGTTTGTGGATTGGTTCGACAGGTCGGAAAAAGCCTGAGCTACGGGCAATACCATTCAGCGCATATTCAGTTCCGTTTGGTGCGATGAACGTCACAACTTGCCGACGTTCGGAAAACCAGACACAAGACAGCCTCCCTTCCTCCACTGTAAACGGCCAATCTACTCCATATTCGTTCTGCCGAATCGCTTTACCTTTCTCGTCGCCACAGCCGACCAGCGATAAAGCCAGCAATGTCAATAAAACTGTATTAATAGAAATTGATTTTTTGGCAATCATGCACTTTTTCCCTTAGTTCGTTTTTTCTGAATCTTCTCAAACTCTGTCGCTATCTCGCTTTTAGGTGCTACCTTCTCTCGGTAGTCAAAATAAAACTTGAGTACGTTTTCCAGTGCTTGGGAGTTGTCCATCTCTTCTTCAACACAATACGCCTTGAAACGTTTATACAGGTCTTTCGGGACGTGACCCCGCAGCGGTGAATAAGTGGGGTCTTCTTTTTTTGCCATGTAAATGCTCTACTACTTCGCGACTTCTTTAAGTGTCTCACAGAAAAACCTAGTCGTCTAGCGGGTTTCAGCAAAAGTACAAAAATAGTTTGCGTTGCCCCTTGACAACTTCGCGCAGCATCCTTTACAGTGTGTTCATGTTCGTTAAAAGTTCGTTAAAAGTTCATTAGAAGTTTGTCGAACTAATAACGCGCACATAATGAACATTTAGCAACCTTAGAAATTTATCATGTACGCCCAGGTTCATAGCCAGTTCAAACCGTTATCGGCAATAGTTCCAGACGAGATTGACTGGTTAAATACTGATCTGATGGCTGCAACGATGGGTATCTCTTTAGGGCAATTGCGTCGGGATGTGGTGACACTCCGAAAGCTGGAGTTGATTCAGTTGGAAGAAGTAACAAGGGAAACTCAACTTACTGAAATGTTCCCAAACAGAAAGAAGCCCTTTCGATGTCGCCGAAAAGGGTTTACACGGGAAGAAGCGCAGGTTATCTGGCTATTCCGACAAACTGTTAGGCAACGCGGACGAATACCTGCAATCAAGTCAATCATCCAAACCATAGAGGACTACTTCAATGACTACTCAATCTGAACAAGAAGCAATCAATCAAGCTAAATCTGCAAATCGTGGCGGCGGTCGAAAGGCTAAAGCAGCTAAACCGCTTGATACTAATGCCGGAGTCGGCAACATTCAGGCACAACTAGACAAGGTTAGAAACGACGTTCGGCGGAGCACTAAGGCATACGTTTTAGGCGGAATTACTGACGCTATCGGCGACATTTCAAGAGGAGATTTTGGCGACATTGGAGACGAAATTTTTGGACATCTTGAAGGATTTTCTGCCTCTTTTGCAGAACTGGAAGATGAATCGCGTTTCCAACTGTCTTCGACAGGCCCAAAAAAAATGCTTGTGTCTGCGGATGTCATAGACGTAGCGTAGTCAATCGGTGGGAGAATCGATTGCTGTTTCAATTGATTCTCCTGTCGTTAATCAATCGACGTTTAACCACGGAAAATCAACCAATGTTTACCAAGATTATTCGACTGTTTTCTCGGATTGTTTCTAATAGTATTCGAGCAAATGACCGCATTCTTTCTCTTGAACTTTTACATTGTTAATCAACGACCGAGAGCCAACACTTAAAGAGGTTAATTCATGAACACAATTACGAAAGAACGTCAACAGTTCGCTAATTTACATCTAAACGCAGGTGGAGCGGTAGTTGTTAGCAGTTCTCAAGCGGATTTCAATCAACACTCAGAGCCGTCAAACAGTAAACAACTCTTGGTATTTGGAGGTGCGTTAAGCCTACTGGCTCTGGGTGCGATTACTGGCTACTCAGCTACTAACGCCATTAATCAAAAAGCGCTTTCTGAAGCTGAGTCAAAAGCAATAGTTGCTAGTTTCAACCTACGACAAAATCAAGCCAAGATTGACGAGTTTTGCAAAACTAATTCATCATTTGGGGGCAGGTAATGGCTAAGGCTGGAAAGAAGTTGGCAAAAGCTCACGACGTAGACCTTGCGTTAGCTAATGTCCCGCAATGGCTTTCAGGTATTAAGATTCCACCAGCGTTGGTTCGATTTTTTGGCATCAATCCTGGTTTAATTGGTGCTTTAAATCTCGAAAATATGGCACAAGCAAAAGCCCTGGCAGAAGGAGGGCTCCTGCAAGCTGAAATGGCTAATAAATTCTTTGAGTACCTTACGACTATCTGCGAGTCACACGAAGAAATCGAAAGCTTAAGAGCCTCGGCTCTTGAGCTTATGTACGCCACCAAAACAAGAGAGGACGGATTTGTTATGTCTTCCCTATTGGCAGGTACAGAGTATGAAGAACATTACCGCACCTGGCAACATCAACTAACAGAAGAACAAGGGTTAATTCAAAGAAAAGGAGATATAGAAAGGGATTACCTGACTCAAGACTTCAAGAACCGTCTTCTAATAGCTGCTGACGCTACAAAAAGGAAGAAAGAGAAGTCAGATGGTCAGGTCGAGAAAACCAAAAGTCAAGTTTCCGACAAGGTAAAAGAAGAAACGGAAGACGACCAAAAGATAGCGGCAGCCAGAACCAAGCTTGAAAAGCTTTTTAGCAAGAGGTAGTCAATGTTTATGTACCCAATGGGGGAGGAAGAAAACACTCCGATTACCCCCTACAAATCAGCCGAGGTGACGATTGATGTAGCCTCTGAAGATTACGCAGAAAACGATGTTATTCCAATCGAAAACGACCTTTATAAAAGGGTTACAAAGCAATGGGTGCTAGCTCAGGAATTAGCGGGTTTGACCATCTTTATCAGCGGCGCATCACTACTTTTCCTAATCTTTCGTTCAATCAACTGGTTTGTTGTCGTCATGGCGTTGTTTGGATTAGCGTTAGTCGGAGTCGGGCTGATATTCGCCTTTACTTGGGGGCAGCTCAAGACACTTGACAAATTTCGATTGTTTACTGGTGGCATCGGAACTGGTTTCGCTGCTGCTATCAGTAACTCTGACCTAATGTTGGATTGGCTCGCCAAGAATCAGCAGTTAGCTGTTACAGTGCTTGTCGGATTCCTGGTTGTGGCGGCACTTACAGCCGTTAAGTTCGCTAGTAGCTTCCTACCCAAAAGAAAGAGGGGTTACTGATGAAAAAGAACCTCAAAGCAGTAGCAATGTTTTCTGGCTGTGTGACGGCTGCTTACGCGCTGATGATACTCGGTGCAATGGTTCCCAAACAAACCCGCTATCAATTAACCAGTACCGAGCAAATCGTCACAGAGCACGAATACAAAGTGCTCAAGAAGCCCGCCATCAAAGTTGCGTCAAACTACACAATTCTAGCCATTCTGTTGTTAATGGGTTCGGTTCCTCTGTCGGTGATGGCATTCCTGATAGTCTCCAATCGACTATCGGAAATCGAGTTAGAGGGGGAGGAATACCAGAAAGCAAAACGGGTTCGTAAAATCCGCACTGACATTGAACTTCAAACAGAGCGGGAGTTGTGCGAGGCGAACAAAACAACAACTGTTACAGCACACCAGAAAGACCTTGAAAGCGCGTTTATTGAACTTGCAGAAGCTAGCAATTGGTACGCTAGTGAGCCGGAAACACGCCAGCAACAGCAATTACCCGCCGTTAACACTCAATCAGTCAATCAACAAGCTTCCTTGCCGTCAGCAAGCGAAAACGAGGCTGAAAAAAAAAGTATCTTGACTGACGGTATCGTTGACACGTTTGGGGTGACTGAAATTGCTAGCCAACCAGTGCTTGAACCGGGTTTGTTACATCCGTCCGAAACTAAAGCGAAAGCTATTCTTAATCAGCTAGCGTTATCAAGGAAATCCCTGCTATTGATTGCAGGTACAGGTGGCGGTAAAAGCGTTACTCAAGCGGCTTTGATTTCAATACTCAAAGAGAAACAGTCGTCCGCAGAGTTCTGGGTAGTTAGTCAGAAAAATGATAGTTTCTGTGGGTTGAAAGAGAAGGGACGAGTCACAATCTTTGACATCAACCAAGTCAAAAAAACACTCGATACTATTCACCATGTATGGAGTATCTATGACAAGCGCAGACACTTAGACGAGGAAAAGAGGAAGAATCTATCACCTGTTCGTCTACTACTGGCTGACTGGTTCAGCATCAGCTTAGCGTTAGAGAAGTTAACCGCTCATCCCGACGTTAAAGACTCTAACTACTTGGTTGAATTAGTAGATATTGTTCTCAACGGGCGTGACTTCAATGTTTGCTTGTGGGCAGATTTACAAAGTTTCAATCTAAAAGCAATTGGCATGAAAGCTGACAACAACTCGCGTCAAAACTTCAACCTAATTGGGCTGGGAAATTACTATACAACCGATGAAGGAGTGAATGATTCTTATGGTGTTTTGTCCTACATGATTCAAAGTCAGCACATCATCAGCGACAGAGATATTCGAGTTAGATTAATTGCCGAGTTTGAGAAGCTTAGACCAATCTCACAACACAGCGAACGTCCTATTATTTTCTCGACATTGGAACCAGCGAGTGTTTGCCTTCAAGCTGATGTCAGGTACTATCAACAGCAGCATCAAAATACTGCTGTAATTGAATTAGAACAACCTAAAGAAATAGAATCGATTGAGTCGCAAACTGAAATCAAGACAGACAAAGAGAGTGAGGTTGAGAGGCTGGAACGGATTTTCGGTTTTAAGCCGAAGTTGGGCGAAGGTGAAATGGTTTCAGATACCGCTCAAGGCGTGAAACAACCATCTGACAATAGTTTCACCGATTCTGGTATTGCTTATTTCACGCCCTTGAAACTCGGCAGAAATCAAGCAATTGAGCTAATTCAAAAACTGAAACATGAAACGAAACACAACCAAACCGAAATTATCTGGATATTATGGAATGCACGACCAGGTAAGACGAAAGCTTATGAATCAGCACTTGCAGAATACAAGGAGTTGACAGGATGAAGAAGCTTAGCAATCGCTATATCAATGGCGTTCGCAATGATTATGTGCCAGGCAGTGTCTACATCTTTAAAGACACAAAAGGCTTCTACAAAATCGGATTAACTGGTCGCGAAATTCACCTACGAAAACGCGAATTAGAGGAAGATTGGGGCAAGCTAGAGTTGGTAGAGTTGGTACATACCTCAAGCATGAGAGCGTTAGAAGATAAGATGCACAATCATTTCCGCAGGTTTAATGTTTACATGGGTCGGAAGTCAGGGGGTACAGAATTCTTTCGACTACCCTATTTCGAGCAATGGAAAGCTCGATATCTACTTCATTGTTGGAGTGAAAGTAATAAGCCTTTGTGGTTTTATTTTTACTTTGTTGGCAGTTGGATTAAATACGCTTTCACACAGCTATGGAAAATTGCAAGGAAAAAGAAATAAACTTCTTGCACACCACCTCGGAGTCGGAGTGTGCAGGTCTGCCGGATATCGGCAACAGTTAATTAACACAACTAACAAATGTTAAACAAGCTTGTCAAGTTACTTCCAAGTAAGCCTCTCAACGCCAAACCGACAGGAGTAAATCAATGAGCAACATCATCTCAGTAGCAATCAATAAACTCTTGGGCGGATTAGGTGAAATACGTCTCTACACCCAAGAAGAGACAAACGAACTCGCGGGTGAAACAAAGAGACTACAGGAAGCCGTTAACCCAACAGTGCAGAACTTGAGACTACAAAGTCAGGCGCTTCAAGCTAAAGCAGCCATTACCATTGCCCAACTTCAAGGGGTGTCAGAGAAAGCTAGGGCAACAACTGATGTAGCGGTAGCAGTGGCAGACACCATAGAAGTTGTCGTTACCGAGTCGCAGAGGTACTACGAAGCCGAGCAGCGAGTCAAATCTGTTGCAGCACAAGTTCTCCCTGATTATGCAGCTTTACTCTCTGGGGACAGCTCATCTAGCCGTCCCGAACAAATTGAGAAATCTCGCAATTTTCCACAACTACCCTACAGGAAATAAAATGTTTCCACTCGCATTAGGATTAACTGTTTTAGTTTCGACCAACTTTCTAATTTACGCAATCAAATCTCAGTTACTAGCCGCCAATATAGGGATTATCATTCTAGGGTTAGTTATCTGTTCAAATCTTTTAGCAACTCTTATGCCTACGCTGTTCTCGGAACTATGGAGCTTCCCGGTCAATAAAGTTATCGCCTACTCTATCGGGTTTTGGTTTTGCATCACTTGTGGACTTATCGTAGGGGTTGCAACCTAATGTCGAAAACGACTGAGCATTTCTTTGGAAATCTTTTTAACGAGAAAGATTTCAACGCTCTAACCACCAAAACAACCGTAGCAATATCCATATCTGGTGGTGCGTGGTTAGGAAGTCTATTCTTTGGTGGCAAACCATCAAACCTTAAAACGGCAAGTCTGTTGCTTGCTATTGCCATAGGAGTTTTGGCAAGCTCGTTAGCGCTCAAAAGACAGAAGTTAGTACGGAAAAAAGCCGTAATGATGCAGGTGGAAAACAACGACTTCCTGCAAAAGACAGGTGTTCTCACTGGGTTAAACGCAGAGCTAACAACAAAGCACCTAGAAGAGTGCTTGAAGCAAGATGTCAAGCCAAATTCTAAATAGCAGGAGAGCAAATGGATTTCTTTCAAAGGATTGTCGATGTCTGGACACCGCCAGTTAAACAAGGTAATACCACTGAATCAGTACCTACTGAAACCGCTAGCAGACAAAGGATAGACTCAGGTTCGAGCCTTGAAAATCAAATCTTGATTGAGGTCAATAACTACAGAGAGAGTCGAAACCTCAATCCTTTGACAATAGATTCAAGGCTTAGCGAGATTGCTACCACCCACAGTAGGTGGATGGATAAAAGCAGTCGCCTAACTCACGATGGCTGGAATGAGGCAAGGGGCCCGCAAGTTATGAAATCTTTTGCGAGAGCCGGAGAAAACTTGGCGGGTGGAGAGTGTTACGATTTTCAATTTTCCGAGCAACACACATTGATTGTCCCTGGCTGGATAAAAAGTTCAGGACATCACACAGTAATGATTCAACCTTATTTCACGCATACCGGAATTGGTATTTCCATCTCACGACTCCAGGGTGATGATGGAAGAATCAATTATTTTGCAACTCAAATATTTGGAGCGTAAAAGCAATGTTCAATAAAAAAAATCTTGAGAAATCGGAAATCTCAAGAGACGAAATCGAGAAAATGTTAAAAATTGTCCACTCCGGTGATGTATACCGAGAACGAGGGGGACTTTTCAAAACAGATGGCACGGTAACAGAAGAACCTAATACGGGTGGCAGGTTCTGTCGAAGTATGCTCATTTTGGACACCGACTCGTTTGACTGGGATAAAGTTAAAGCACTTTGGATTAGCAACGAAATTGAACCGGAAGAGGGGTATTTCGATGAATGTTGTAGCCGTTGTGTAACAGCACGAGAAGCCAAAGTGAAAGCCCCTAGACTGGATTTTGTCACTCCAGCTCAAGGAAATTGGGCGGATGCCTTTAAGATTCCGCTGGCGGTGTACCAAGCTGAAAGTCCGACAATACTTGGAAGTTTCGACTACTATGACCCAACCGGGGAAACGTTGGGAGTCAATTTCTACCCTCAGTCAAAACAGGCAGGAATTGCGCGAAAAGACCCTAAGCTATTAACGGCAACTGCTTTAAAAGCTGTAGAGTTTATCAAAGCAAGGGAGGCTCAAATAACTGAAGAATGGATGGTTCTAAAACAAGAGTACGCCACTCAAGAAAGGCGTTGCATGGAAGCAGCCGAACAGGTCTTGAAAGAGTTGGAGCCGTTGAGTGTTGACTACGCAAACGCAGTGGAGAAAATTAAGCGTTACAGTGGTCAATCTCCGCGCCAACCTAACTATCAGGAGTGGCGAAACCTGCATATCGAAACGGGTTTCAACTCTCAGAATCAATCACAGCAAGCCAGCCAAGCAAAACAAGTTGCCCAGATTAGGCAGCAATTGCTATCTCCATCACCCGACCCTTTTGAATTTCCTTCTGAGTTGCCGGAGAAGATTGGTATCCCAGTTCAGGCTTATTCCAATTGGAGCAAGCAGAGTCACGCTAAAAATATAGCGCGTTAGTTGCTGAATTCCTTTTATACTCAGTCAAAAGTGGGTCAATTTCAATTATTACAATAGCTTCAAGGGGAGTGAACAATGCCGGGAGATACAAGCATATTTGATGTTGCTGTCAGGCTGTGGGGAATTAACTTAGAAAGGCTTTCACCTGAATACAGGTCAGGATTAATGCAAGACTTGCAAGACTCTCTATCAACGGGTGGCTGTTTTGAAGATGAAGGTTTTTTGTCTGTACCTTGCGAGAGTGGAGCAATTACTATTAAGCCGCTAACTTGGTTCAGGTCAAGAAGAGAAGCCTTGGAACTGATAATGATGATTAATCGCCTAGAAGGATAAAACAATTGAGTATCAACACCATCACCGGAGATATGCGAGATTACCCCGTTCAGCCTAAACCTTGCCTAACTTGCCCATTTGAAGGCAAAAAACCTCTACAACTTTCACCAGGGGCTTACGCCAAATATACTCAGAATTTAATGGGAGAGGGGCAACATATCTGCCACAGTAGCAACGGTACTCGCATTTGCAGAGGCGGACGAAACATCCAATTAAGATGGCTTTGCGCGACTGGGCAGCTAGCAAAACCTACCGATGAAGCCTTCGACCAAGCTATTGTTGATGCAATAGAAAATAGGGAAAGGTGATACATTATTATTGTAGTGCGATTCGTTTGACCCAAATGAGTAGAAATACTCAGGGACGGTTAGCTGGTTCCATTAGCCAGACAACTGATTATACAAGTAGGTGCAAAACCTACCCCGCAGATGCAGCGGTGAAAGCATAGCCCCTAGTTCGATGGGTAGCAACCATCAAGCTAAAGCGGGGTTAAAAGGCAGACTACTAGGAGCCGAACCCGGTAACTGTCGAGCAGGAGTCCATGCGTAGAGAAATCAAAGATGTGTCTGAACCATCGTAATAATGTATGGTGTAATGGCTAAAATCAGAATAAAACCTCTGAAAAACGCGGTAAAGACTGATTAACACCAAGCCAAAAGGCAAGGATAAGGTATAGGCAATTTACAGTTTGACCTATAAGCATTACCTATAAACCCGGTGGATAGCATCGCGCTAAAGACTCAAAGGTGTGTAATCGGAACGAAGTAACCCTTTTAAATCTCTGGAGAGGTCGAAATCCAGTAAGTAGCTAACGAAAGATTTAAAGGGACGGGATTGTATCAAAAGCGAATGCCTCGCTGTAATGGTGAGGATATGCCGACAGATGCACGGTAATTCCAAAGGAATACAACAAGTAGCAATGAAAATGTCTAAAACGCTGAACAATCAGACGGTGGAATGGAAAGACCTAAATTGGCGCAAGCTAGAACGGGTAACTTTCAAGTTGCAAAAGCGGATATTTCAAGCGAGTGAGCGTGGCGATGTTAAAGCAGTTCGTAAAC